TTATTTTTTAAGTAATTCAGCCGGCGCCTTAGCGTCGCCTATTGCTCCTTTCATTACAAATACAAACATTACTGCAACCAAAGAAAGAGTAACCCCTGATACGCGAGCTAAGGCCTTACTCAGGCTTATTTTTTTCATGGATAATTCACCCCCTTTCACGCGGCAGCAATAATAAGGCCTGTGTAAAAAATGATAATGTTAAAACTGGCGATTGGAAGAAAAAGTTACTTAGGATTATTAATATTGATACTGCTTTGAAAATAGGACGAATCTCATCTGTATATCTCGTATTCCTGAGACTTGTCGGCGCTTTTAGGGTGACCACTACTAGTGAAATACCATTAATCGTCATCGATATAACTCTTTCATCCAGCAACATGGTAATATGAGGGATTAGGGTAAGCAAAATTGCGGAAATAATAGCGCAGACATCCAGAGATCTAAAATGAAAACCACCGCTGAACATTCTCAATATCACAAACGCACTTAAACCTATCAAAGTTTCAATGCTCTTTCCGCTGATGAGCCCAATTATCGATGATAGAAGTAGCACGGAGCCAAGATTAAGCGTGACCAAAGCCGCGTATTCCAAGATTGCTCTGCTGACTGGAAACTCCGGGTCGGTTGCTTTTATCCAGTTAACCCACTTCTTAGCCATGGACTCAATCATATCCGTAGTCCCTTCTATATGATAAAACAAGTAAAATTACTAACGCTCCCCACACTGAACCCAGAACTACAAATTGCCCGTGAACATAATTAAATACCCAGTACATAGTGCTGCATACGACAAGAACGCCAACTACATTTGAAATATATGCGAACCTATTCCCCTTAATCTTAAAGAATGTAAAACGATCATGGGGCGGCTGCGATACATACGAAAATCCTATATTTAGCTTCCAAATTAAATACGAAACGGAATAACAAGCAATCTCACTTGAAACTTGAATTATGTATGTTCCGGCGCCTGTTAACTCTTGAGCATCATCTAAGTTAACAATCCCCATTGCCAAAAGTAAGGGGTACACTATGAACTGTATTCCAACAAAAGCAAGGTATCCGATCGCAGCTAGGTTGATTGCATTTGGAAGATTAACGCGAAACATCCACATTAATAGAGAAATATAAGCGAGAAATTGAAGCGTCATATCCCAGTTAGGAATATAAAAAATTATTCGATTTACATACGATAAAAAAGAGATTAGCCCTCCAGAGATTAAAATTTCAATCCAATAATGCCTAATCGGCCATCTAAAAGTTTTAAAAATGAGAATGAAAACGGCAATGCTATCTAGCATACCGAAAAAAAAGTATAAAAAAGTGCTCACAGCGAACCCCCTTTTAGTGAATATATTTCCATTATATTTAACTATAGTAAACATTTCCAGTCTCAATTAGTCTCAATTATAAACTCTACAAAAAACACAAATGTCTCCACTGTGATTTTTTAACTCGAAATGGTATCATATACCATAAGAAGACACAAAAAAATACTCCATATTATGGGAGGCGAAAATTAGATGGAATATAAAGTAAAAGATCAAGATAAAGTATCAGTTAAAAATACTCTGCGAAACGATAATAAAACTGCTCTCACTATTCAAGGCCTTGGAGCATTCATAATTATTGCTGGAGTTTTATATGGGATTTTCAATAATAATATTTGGGTATTTGCTTTTCCTAGCGTTGTTAGCGGTATTGTGCTTGTCGGATTTTCAGAGATTATACGGTTGCTTCATGAAATCAACGAACGGCAGAAAAAGCAGTCCAACTAGTGCCTGGAACTCATACTTCAAATGGTCTAAGAGGAAGATAAACAAGCGAAAAAAACCACCGTCGTTAGGTTGAGGGACCTGATCGGTGGTATTTCGCCTAGGTAATAACTTGTACGCGCCGCGGGATTTTTCCACAGTTGCGTTTATCCAAAGCCCCTTTTAATGTTGCAGCACTAGCGGCTCTAACTAATAATAACACGTATCTATATATGCTACAAAATAAATTCTACAAAAGCCGGAGTCCGTAACATCCCCGCTTTTGTCCAGTTCCTCGTCTTCACACGGGCTCGGATTCTCGGCTCCAAGTATACAAAATCCCCGTTCTCTCCCGCGACCAGTTGCTTACTGACTCCATAGAAAGCACGAGCTGCTGCAGGAGTCACACCAAGTTCAACGATCCCCGCAGGTCGGAGTCGTCCTTCTTCATGAACGTGAACGAGCCAACCCAACTCTGATTTTCTGTAGCCGGCAATAAAAACGTCATGATATTCCCACCGAATGATCTTCAACCAATCAGGGGATCGCCGGCCGACATAGCTGCTCCCTTTCGCTTTCCCGACTATCCCTTCCCATTTTCGCGCCGAGATAGCTTCAAATAAATCCCTTCCCCTGCCATCGACAAAGGAAATAAGGGTAAAGTACTCGTTCGTTCGCAAAACTTCAGCAAGAATTCGTTTCCGCTCCATGAGAGTGAGACCTCGCAGATCTCGCCCATTCAGCCGGAGTATATCGAAGACAACAAAATTCACAGGCCTTCTTTCCGCAGCTCTGCGAATCCGATCCCCCTTCTTCAATTGGAATCGCTCCATAACGCGCTCAAAATCAAAAATGCCGATCGCCGGATCTACACTCGCTACCTCTCCGTCTAAGATTAGCTCCTCGGCATCTGTCGGAACGTTCCAGAGCTCTGGGTACTGCCGTGTGCAGTCATTCCGATGCCGTGTAAAAAGTCGTACCTGACCTCCTGAAAGATGGAGGAGTAACCGGTGGCCGTCTATTTTGGGTTCGAAAACATGTTCAGCGGAATCGAAGGCTTCTGCCCTCATCTCAAGCAGCATCGGCTCTAAAAACATAACCATCACCTAAGTAAATTGTAACGATTCCAAATACGAGCGGAAATAGTAGATTGCTGGAATCAAATGATGTATAATATTTCCTATGCAATAGAATGGCTTATATGGGCGGTCGGCTAGCCTCTCGGAAGGGAGGTGATGCTGTGGAGGTTAAAGACGCTTTGACGCTCATGATCAGTTTCGGCATGCTGCTTATTGCGCTGTTGGCGCTGGTCGTGACCATAGTCAGTGCGATTAACCAAAACAAAAAGAAATAGACCGCCCTCGGCAAAGGTAGCGGTCGTTTCAGCGCCAAAACTTTTTTCGAAGCTAACCGCCCTTAAAAGCGGCTATTGCTGGGAGCCGTACTGGCAATACGGCTTCCTATCATTGTACCCTAATACAATGAATAAAGTACTTTACTTTATTTTACCAATCCACATGTGTTTTATCAACCAAAATGTAAATAAATTTATTTACGAATACGTACATATATTGAAAGATTAAGCATTCATATTCACAGACTTTCCACTTTCATGATATCCAAAAACGGCACCTTCTTCTCTTCCCCGTGCCGGCTAACATGGACAAGCTTTGTCCGAGAATCCATCTTCGTGATCAGGCCCCGCACCTGCTCCTCCATCCCCCAAACGGTCAGCTGAACCTCTGCGCTCTCGTCTTTCGCTTCTATCAATTGGTTCCCTAATTCCTCCAGCTCGAATTCATCACGTGTTGGGCGTTTTGGTACTTTCGATTTTATCATCCCGTTGCTCTCCTCTATACCTTTTTGTTTAGATCCGCTGATATATTTTGGATGTGCTGTCCTATTTTCATACTGATCGATGCCCGAGCAACATCCCGCATGATTGAAAATCGATCCTCATATCCGCGGCAAATATAGCGGAAATGAAGGTCGGTATCCTCACGATCATCCTTAAAAATTTTTATTTTACGGTTCCTTAGCTCACGATTGACGGCCGCAAGTTCCGAATGAACACGGTTCATGAGTGCCAGCGTAGCAGCTACATATAGTTTCCGGAGTGGGTTCACGGAAAGAGTAATTTCCTTCCCGTTTTTTTCAATCATAGTTAGCAAGACCGGCAACAGGACAGCGTCGCGAATCATTTCAAGTTCTTCCCGGGTTGGGACTTGTGCATTCTTGGTTTCGAGGCTGCCAGGATGACTCCATTCCTCAAGTACCTCTCGGTGCTCCGGGAGCATCATCCTGCTGGACTCCCAGCGGCCATTCCCAGTTAGCTTCTTACTCATTTGTAGTGGCCCCCTATCTTGGCACTGCGCTCGCGAGCCTGCCCCGAAGCCATCAGTGACGACGCCCGGAGGATCGAAGAACTTCCGTATCGATTCTTTATCGAGTCGGTTGTCTGCTCCAACCGACGGACTTTTTCCCTGTCCTCGAAAAGGGAAAGTTGGTAAGTGCTATCACTTGCCAATCCTGTCAGCGCTACACCCAACCTGCGCACAGGTTGACCGTCCCAGTGTCGGTGAAAGAGCGATCGAACAGCCGCGTATACTTCCTTCGTAATATTAGTTGAGTCAGGCAGCGTCGTCTGACGGCTGAATCCTGTTGGACGATCATAATCGGCGCCGCTGGCGCCAACAGACACGACTCTCCCCATATAGCCCTTAGCCCGGCTACGTCGACAAACCTCTTCACTGAGCTCAAGAAGCACGACCTCTATATCCTCTTTTCGTGAATAGTCTACTGGCAGGGTCATCCCGTGCCCGATAGCCTTTTGGCCGCCACTGAACGTACCCGGGGAAACAGGCGAGGGATCGATGCCGTTCGCTGTTTGCCAAAACAACTCTGCCTGAATATCGCTTTGCTTTCCCATCCTGGCACGCAGCATTTGTTTGAACTTGGCCAGAGGAATTTTGGCAAGATCGCCGATCGTATGGATGCCCATTCTCAAAAAATGATTTGTCATCTTGCCTGCCACGCCGTACATTTTGCTGATCGGCAGCGGCCATAGGTGCCGAGAGACTTCTGCCTGAGGAAGTATGAAAATGCCTTCTTCAGTCTTCTTCGCAAAGTTGTCACAGGCGGTCTTTGCGAGGATCTTTGTATCCCCTATGCCGACCCGTGACCAAACACCTGTAGCAAGCATGATCTTCGCTTGTATCTGTTTTGCAATTTCCTCCGGTGAGCCAAAATACTGCATGCTGCCGGTCACGTCCAGGAATTGCTCGTCGATACTAAATGGCTCGACCAAGTCTGTGAATGATTCATAAATTCGGGTAATGGCCAGCGAGACATCGATGTACGTCCTCATCCGCGGCCGGATCACCACGAGCTCCGGACACTTTCCAAGAGCCTCCCCAAGCGTCTCTGCAGTCTTTACGCCGCGTGCTTTCGCAATTGGGCAGGCCGTCAATATGATGCCTGATCTGCGTGCTGGGTCACCGGCTACAACTACGGGTTGATCCGCATATTCAGGATGAGCTGCCTTCTCGACGCTCGCATAGAAGGATTGACAATCCGCGAGCATGATGACTTTCTTCATCTTCCCCACTTGGCTATTCCCCAAGTTGTTCGCCTCCGATGAGAACATTTGTTTGTATTATATGCGAACAATATGAAAACATACAATAGAAATATCTTCCTTTTAAATATTTTTTCATCGTGGGTAATAAAAAATGGACGCCACGGTTACACGCCAGCGTCCTCTTTCACGTATTCATTTAATTTACTGGCGGGGACTCTTTTTTCTCGTATTCCAATAAGTCTCCTACTTCCACCTCGAGGAATTCGCACAGCTTGTCCAATAAATCCCTTGGATACCGTTCCATCGTATCATTATACATTCTGCGAACGACTTCAAAATGACAATCCGCTCCCGTGGCAATCTGCCGGATCGACAACCCCCGAGAATCTGCTATCTCTCTTAGCTTTGACCGGATCATAGGACACCCCCTCCTACCTCGAAAATATCACGACAAAGAAAGTTTGTCAAAACCAGTTGACAAACAAAGTTAGTCATTTTATCATAAGGATATGACAAACAAAGTTAGTCAATTGGAGGTGGTTATTATCAAACCATTTCACCAACGCATGGCTGAACTTTGGACGCTCCAACGCTCGCGGCTTCTAACCGATGACGAATTGCAGGAAATGGCCCATTGCCTAACGGCAAACGAAAACTACTGCTGGAAGATGGCAAAGCTGGAAAACTGGTCACTCATGGCATCTATGATCTGCGATACGGAATGGCAGCATGAGATATGCGGGAGAATCGATGAATTAATGGCCGACGGGCCTTAAACGCGGGGAGTCGACCATGGCCGAAGAGTTGCAGACGCTTAGAAACGATCTTCTGGAGCTTCACAAGTTCTGGGGTACGGAGGCCTTAGAACGGCCCGATGAGGCCGGGCAGGAATTTGCCAAGGGCGTAAGCTACGGATTTAAGATCGCGGCGGCGATCATTGAAACTAAGGAACCAAAATAGCGCGGGGGCTTCGGCCCCCGGATAAATACGGGAGGTATGCAGGATGAGGGCATACGTGATCCGTTACAACGATCCGCAGTATGGAACATGTTCAGCAGAAGTAATTGCCGGTACCGAAGCCGATGCACGGGCAGACTTTAAAAGGCGCTTTCCGCAGGCTGACATTTTAGCATCGTTTGAAAAACCAGTGAAAAACATCGTCGGCGGACGGTAAACGCGGGAGGAATGGGCATGAAATGGAAACAGTATGTAATCTATATCGCGGGCGGCGAACGGATCGGTACAATACGCGAAACATGCATAACCAACGCCACTAAGCAATTCGTCGGTACACTCGACCGGCCCGCAAAGTATGAACTGTACGACAGGCACAACGCAACCGTTCGATACAACAATAATATTGGTCTCATGAATGACTTTTTGGTCATGGAAGCGTAAATGGCCCGCCTGACGAGGCCCGCGCGGAACGGGCCGAAACCTACCGGCACAAGCTGCATAGAAAATCCCCGCCAGCCTTACGAAGCCGGTGGGGATTTCGGTTTGATAGGCCGTATTATTTCATTTCAATGTGCGTAAGTAACCTGAGCCTCTACATTCGTCCCAAGCTCTATGATAACATTGCATAGTAAGCTTATACGAGTCTGATTTCGGCGCAATCAGCTCTCCTCCGCCCTCGTGCCCCCTATAGACCTTGAAAGAAGCAAGTTGTTCTTCTTGACCCTTATCATTGAGATATGAAAGTATAATTTCCGTGTATGAATGATCAAAGTCTTCTTCCGCTCTAGTATCCTTATAATGGTATGAAATTACTTTCCCTTCGGGAACCTTGAGGTCAACAGTGTGCGCGTACTGAGCAAGATCGGGCACCAGATCCGCCGCTTGACAATGATAGATCGCATCGCTGCAATCCCAATACGTCTGATAGGGCCATGCCAAAGCTTCCCTTGTGCCTAAGCCCGTGAAACAAACAGCGCTCAGAAGTATTGCGACTAGCTTTTTTAACGCTTGCCCTCTCATTTCAAACACTCTCCCCCATATTAGATTTGATTTCGACCTAATTTATACAGATCTAAATATATGGCTGGAAATGAATGGCTAGAACTTAATATTTAAAGTATGCATAAGCTGCCGAAATATGTAGCGTCTACGTATAAGTGCCGGTCGGTTTCACTATAAACTCCAACAGGTTCTTATGGATTCGTCTCTCGATTCAATAATTGGCGAATTGTGGTAGATAGTGTATGATTGTGCTGGAGGTGTACAAATGAATATATTAGAGTTTATCGAAAGGGAAGGCTGGTACAAAGTCGATTATGAAATTATCCCTGAACAAGGAGAAATGGAAGAGTACTTAAATGTTGATCCTAATGAAATGATATCTAGGGCGGTTGATTTATCTGGAGCAGAATTATGGAATTATAATGGATTGAAGGCTTATTTCCATACCCGAACTCGGGTAATGTCAGTCGGAAACGGAGACGGGGAAAATAGCAACATCGCAGTTATTATCAGGATTAAGAAATCGAACGAATAAATTAGCACCTTTCAGGTGCTTTTTTAATACCCTAATTTGAATACTTCGGGACATCCGGCTGATCATTACTATCAAAGCGAGCAGTCCGAGATACTTTGTCATAGCTTGTCTCTTTTACATTTTTACCCATAGTATCACGAACTCGTACAACTCCATAAATTCGACTTTAATTGAAATAATTTGACGGATTAAATACCCTCGTATCGCCAAAATGGGACTTTTGTTGTAAAGTATCTAATATACCAGAATATACTATTTTTGAAAGTGGGTTATTTTAATGAAAGAAATCATTTATCTCGACACTTCATTTCTAAATTCCTTCATTGCACAAACGAATAATGGATTGCCTACAAATCACGTCAGGGAGTTACTGGAACAAGAAACTAATACCTCTATAGATGCAACTCAAAGAGAGAGTTCTCACGAAGCATCCGGGAAGGCGAGTACAGGTAGTATAAGCATTCCAGCTGTATTTTCAACTCCATCAGGAGAATTAAATTATAAATATAATATAAAGAGTAAAATTGATAGTTCAGTCTCTTTGAGCCAACTTGACGCAGGTAAAGAAATAATCTCCAAACAACTACATGATAATGCTTTACTCGACTTTGAAAGTTACCTCGAAGAAAACCATAGATATTGCACGAATCTCAACTTCGAAGCAAAACAATTGGGTGAATTTATTAAAATCACCCATCCCTTTGACATATTTGATATTAATTATATAAGAAATTTGTATAAAGTTGATCTTTTGACAGAACTCATGACACTCAATCAGATTCCGCCGGCACACGTGAAGGATAAGAGCAAATGGAAACCTCGTCTTGAACCAGGAGTAGAAATGGGCATGAAGGGATTTGACTTGCTATTTCGCTACTTGTCAAACATTATTCCTTCTAGCCTTTGCATAAAGCAGGGGAAATTTTTTTCTCCGTTAAAAGAGGAATATATTCGCGGGAATAACTCGGATATCATTTTTAAATACGGCACGCAATCTTCATTAAATATTACCGTTATAGGAAAGACAACACGAATTTTCGACCAGTTTGATATAGACATGTTCTCAGAAAATGGCGATTTATCTAAGGCTTCCATCGCGATAAATGTATTTTTTCAAGAGGTTCTAGATCAAATTCGCCTAATTAAAAAAGGAGACATTATCGTCTCCCCCATTGCTATTTATTTCGAATAAGTCTCCATTTTTTTGATCGTTCTTGCATCTCTTCTTTTGAGCGTTTAATTTTATTGGAGGTACTCTCAAATTCGGTTTCAAATTCCCGTTGCTTTTTCATTGTTTCATCTAAGCCTTTGGAAATAAAATCACGAATTCCCTTCCGATTGAACATACAATCAGCCTCCTAGTTAAATTATATTCTAAAATTCAAGAAAATGCCATTCTGCTGTTATACAATTCATCTTACTTAATCCACTCCTTATCTACGGGAGTGGATTATTAGTGTTGTCTTTAAGTTTATTTTAAACCCCTAGCACCTTGATTTAGTTACAAATAAATTGCAAAGTTTTTGCAGAAAAATTATACCCACATTTTTACATTTTGTTATATAAAAATACCCCGCCAGCCTAAGCCAGCGGGATAAGGAAATTTTTCCTGAGCAAGATTTATACGCCGGTCATCCCTTCTTCCGTAACCGGAACGCGACGGCAGCCAGGCGCCAGAACAAATTCGGCCCCTGAGGTGTATCGACTACACCCTTCAGTGCCTCTGCACCAAACTCTGTCGAGAACCACTCAGGTACATTTTGGTCAGCCATTTGGGATTTCAACGTATTAATTTCCTTGATATGTGCATCGGCCGTATTGAGTAACGTCTGGCACTCTCCCTTCAAGGCCGCCACTTGCGACTCCAATTCTGCAACCCTCTCCTTTAACATTTCGTCATCCCCCTCGTTTTCAAGTGATTCTAAATATTCCCCTGGGTTTACGTGCAGCCCGTAACCGTAACTTGGTGCGTCCTTCGCACGAATTTCATAATGCAGGTGCGATCCGGTACTCCGGCCGGTCGTCCCTTGATTTCCGACGATATCGCCTTTGGAAAGCTTCTGCCCCTTCCGGACCATGACCGAATCTAGGTGGCAATAACAATGTACATAGCCCCTATCATCCCGTAGCGCGACCACGTTTCCGTAGCCGCCGAATCCTGTCCCGGGTCCTCCATCTCCAGCAAAAAGAACAACCCCACCTACAAAGGCGGGGATAGGATATCGGTGATATTTTACAAGGTCGATGCCTGTGTGAAACGATCGGCTGCCGTTGAACGGATCAGACCGGTATCCGTACGGGCTTGTGATTTTCCATCCATCAAAAACTCCCATACTGTCGCTCGCCCCCTATACTTCCGCCTGGCCGGATGCCCGGCGCAATGCATTCGCAAGCGTCCGTTGCCAATCTCGAAGCTTTACTGCAGCTTCCGCTCCCTCGGTATCTCCTGCGGCAAGTGCCGCCTGATACGAAGCATCATGAGCTAAATATGCCGGCTTGAGATAGCCCTCAATGATATTGTTTGCGATGTCTTCTTTCAACACTGGTTCGTCCGCCTCCTTGTTTTGACTTATCCATCTCTGATAGAGCGCCTGTCGATCTGCCGACCCATTGTAGCCACCGTTGACGCGCCGAGTAATTTGCGTAACGTTCGCCCCGCTGTCTACCAGTTGGTTCATCCCTGCGTTGGCCCACCAAAATCCCGCTGAAGACCAAGGGTATTTGGCGGCGACGTAATCGACACCCTGCATTACTGCGGCGTCGCCAATGTGGTTAGCGAAACGCTGGTAATTGCAACGCCCAGTCAACTGGATATATCCAGCGCCTTTGTATCGGGGACCGTCACCCGGATTGACGTTGCCAAGATCAATCCGGCCCTCATATGCTGCTCCGCTGGCAAGTTCTTTTGTATACAGCCCCAACCCCGATTCATGCCCGCATTGACTCATAAAATGGGCTATCCTATCCGGTGTGGTGATGTCATACCGAGTTAATGCATCGTTCAAATCATCCATCACGGCAATGGTCGTGCTTCTCCATCCGAAATTCGCAAGTTGTTCTGCCGTTACCCATTGCTTACTCATTGGCCGCCTGCTCCTCTCGCTTCTGATGATGCCGCACTCTTTCCATAGCCCCCTCGAAGGATTCCCCGTCCTGCGGAATCGGATTACATCCGGGCAGCGCAAGCTTTTGCATCATGAATTCGCCGATCGGCAGATTGTGGATGCCGGTTCCGCCGTCTACTTCATCGCTCGTACCGGTATGATGATCTTGGCATAGGACCATCATGTTTCGAATATCATCGATCGATGTGATCGGCTGGGTTTTCAATAGGCGCCCATAACCGTAGATGTCCCATTCCTCGCACCATTCTTTCAATTTCTCGAAGTCTACGAGATTCGCGAACATATGATATATCCGGTGGTGCACCTGCATCTCCTCGGTAGAACCGCAAATATAGCAACGATAATGCCCATCTTCTTTAAGTCGCTGTTTGGCGGCGCGGAATTCAGGGGTCTCCTCTCGGTCGGCTTTATCCGGATCTACAACGAAAACGCGTAGTGTACGCTTTTCAATGTGCACTGGTATCATTTCGTTTCCCCTTTCTCACAGGCGGGCTAATAGATTTTTGCTGCATTTGAGCTGCTGCAGCTGCGACGAGAAACGAATTTGCGAAGGTCAGAGCATATACCCGCCAATCCGTCACACTAGAGCCGGTAGCAAATTGTGCAGCCAACAGCACGAAGAAGGCCACCATGACAGCGAAAACATCCGTCGGGACCTTCAGGTACTCATCTAGCAAACTCTTACTGTATTGGACAATGAAAAAAGTCAACAAAGAAGCCCCTCCCATAGCGGAAAGGGCCTCCCATGTGAAAAATTGGCTTTCTTGCATTTCCTATGCGCCTCCCTTGAGCTTCCAGAGAAATCCTATAGCCGTAAAGAACAGTCCGACAGCGCTAAGGGTGATACCAATAAGCCACCGCTGGCCGGATCGAATTTCTTTCTGGTCCTCATCGATTTTCTTGTCCGTCGCATCCAGGCGCCTCACGACTTCATCCAACCTATGATGCGCCGACTTGGCACGCTGATCCGCTTCCTTTGCAATGTCATCGGACTTGTCCAGCTTTTCAACGAGCCTATTCACGTTGGCCGTAAGCTCATTCGTCGCTTTTGTGCTCGCTTCGTGGAGCGCTTCAAGCCTGCCAAGCCTTCCAGATATCTCATTGAGTGCCCGAACCTCTGTATCACTCATTTTCTGCTCCTTCCCGCCCAGATCGGGCAATGTAAATAGCCCCGAATAGTTCGGGGCTACATTTTGAACTTCGATAAATCAATCTGCGCGGCCATCCGTGCATGTCCCACAGCTCCGGGATGGATGCCATCACTTCCCAAGACCGCTGGGTCCCATTCCGCGGGTTTATCGGGGTTACGAAGGACCTTTGCGGTATCAAACACACCAGCGATTAGATCTGGTCTCGGGTTCGAAAGCAGCCATTCGTTGGCTTTCATGACATCTCCGTTCATCGCGAAGGCTGGATTCACGGGACTCATGTCCGTTTTTGAGACCGTTCTCGGAGGAATCGTACAAACGTAATTTTTCAGCCCGTAGTCGCTGAGAAGTTGCAAAAGCGCGATTAGGTCCGTTTGAAACTGTGCCAAGTTTTTGTTGAGGAAATCATTGGTACCGTAGTGAATCACCGAATGAGTGCAGTATTTTGCAAGCCGCATGCGGAACCTGCAAGCCGTACCAGAGAAGCCATAGACACTTTCGTTCCCCTTTGCAATTCTGATCCAAGGAATCTCTTTTCCTAGTGCAAGAGCGAGAAACCCGCGGTCTTGCGGATTGTCCTGCGCACCGCCGGCAATAGAATCGCCGACGAAGAGTACCGCGGGCGTCGGCTCCTTCGGCCTACCAATGATTGCGACCGGATGGTGTACAAATTGGCCGTGAGTGTCTGTTGTACCGGAGTCCACTATATCTGCATTTTTCAGCCCTTCCCCGCGAGAGGAATAAGCTACTTGACCGCGTGGGAATTTCCCGCCTTCCGGAACAGACACGCCCGTATAAACGTAGAAGCCGTCTCCCTTTTTGCCACGGATACCGGTACCGATTGACTCAACAAGCCCGCCTGGCTCAATCACCATCTCTCTCGAACCGTTCGGACCAAATACTTCGGTCCGTGTTGTGCTGCCCATAGGATACTCAATAGCGGCCTTGTCAGTGATCTTATTAGGCGTTAACTGGTCAAAATCGAAATAGTTCCCGTAAACAACAGCCACATCAGTGCAATCGCAAGCGAACTCATGATACGTTTTGCTCGTTTGTATAGTCACGGCTGGATCATCTGGTTTGGTAGGATACAACCCAGCTCCGAGATGACTGCCACGGGTCGCCACTGCTTGAAGTTTTTGTTGCTGCTGCTGTTGATGCCCCGCAATCCGGAGAATATATGATCTGAGCTCTTTGTCTGACATGTTTATCCATCCCTTCAAATTAAAATAGCCCCTAACGGGGCGGGCGATCATTTTGACGGAGCAACAAAGTTCACTTTAACCGGCTGGGAGTCCATCAAATGCGGATCTTCTGAAGTAATAATTGATATGGTTTTGATGCCTTCCACAGCACTGCTTAGTTTCATCTTGTACGTCCCTTTTTCTTTTTTTAGGACAGTACGCACTCCATCAACAGAAACGACGAGGTCTTTCGTGTATTCGGCAGGCGTACCGTCCCAATTTTTGAAGCTGGCCGTTACGGTTGCCGTATCTGTGCCATCCGCTGAAATTTCTGTTTTGTCTGCCGAAAGAGTGATCCGTATACCGATGAATTGCCCAGTTTTTTCATCGTAGAATGTGTTCATGTAGTTGGAATCATATACCGGCAATGGGACCATAATCGATGGGTTCATGCTTACCCCATACACCTTTCCTTGCTCATTGACGTGCGCATAATATCTTTGCATAATATCCACCGCTCCTTTTATCGGTTTAGTAATATTCGACAATCTCATACTGATACGTGCCAAACATGGCTGCACGAATCTGCAATGTTGTCGAGTCTATCAGCCGAGCATAGCCGTTCGGATAACTGCTTGATGTAGTTCCTCCTGTATTGGGGAAATTAACGAACGATTTGTTTATGTTCACTGGGTCTATTCTGACATTCACAATACTTTCCGTGGCGACATTTGCTTCGCCGCGCTGTACGTATTTCACTCCTCCCACTGGTTGCCACCAACTCCCATTCCAAAATTCAAGCACTCCATTGTTCAGCCGCGTCGCGGCCAAAGCAGTTCCGCGCAAAAAAATTTCACCGTCAGCGGATAAATGACCCGATGTATGCACACTTTTCCCGTTGTACGCCCGAATCCAAGTCGTGTCTGTCATATACCAGCCGCCGCCATAATCTTCGGAATACCAACCTGTCTGTCCTCTTGAGCGGAGCCAGTTGGCCGCATAAATTGTTGCCACATCTGTTCCGCCGTCTGCCCTTCTTTGTACTATGGAATTTCCGTATGCTTGGTCGGTAGGCGTCATGCCACGCAAAACATCTGCATCGAGTCCGCTGCCCCAGCCGTCATTTCCAGCATGCCAAATAGTGTTTCCATTCGCCTTTAACCCAGTCCCAGATGGAGTGATGAAATTGATCGTGTCCGTCGGGTCATTTTGAACCTCAATAGTAAGTTCCATGTCCTCACCAGATTTTTGTCGAAGCGTAATGCTCGCGCTGTCACCACTTCCGCCGAATGGATTGTCTGGGAATGCAACTCCCCCTCCCGGTCCGGCAGGTACGACAAGCCTCCCTGTCATCGGTTCGCTTCCGTTTTTAGGGAGGCATGCGTTCGCTCTTTGCTGGGCGCTTTGCGCCGTGGAATCTGCAGTTTTTGTTCTTCCTGAAAGCTCATCCATTCCGTCCTTTACGTTTTTCGAGGCAAAATTGGGTGACGTCAGCGTAATACTCTCCGCGGAGATGGCCGGAATGTGAGTGAGCGGAACCTTCTTATTCCTGTCTAACGGTGCGACACCATCGGCGGCACCTTTTTCCGTAGAAGGAATATATGCGTCGGCTGGGATGATTGCTGTCACATTGGACGCGCTACCTACTGCTGCATTGATTTGATATTGCTTAGACAGTGGCCCGGATGTAATTGGCGGAACTGTATCCCCTTGTCCTCCGGCATTCGCATATGCAAATAGGATCTCACCTGCATTAGGATCTTGAGCGAAAAGACCCAATTCACATGTATAGGTTGGCGCCGAGATACTTTTGTTCTCGAAGATCCCCTTCACATAAGCGACGTTGTCCTTACTCGTGATGGAATTGATAGGGAAAAACGATATCGGTGTAATCAATGCCGTCAGTTTTGTCGGGTCCTGTCCATCTGCCAATCGGCCAGATCCAATTTGCATACGAGTGAAATTCAGTTGAATCCCTGTCTGAGCCTTTGCATATAAAGCTAAACCTTGTTGGGTGATTATCATTGTTCCGTATACCGCCAAGGATATTGCCTCCTTTCTTTATGCAGGAATTTCCGTCGAAACGGTTATAAAATCCATTCCAGTAACCAGTCCACCGATACACGAAGAAGAAGAAACATTCGTAACTTCGATAATGGTCAGCCCGACGCCTGCGGGCTTCGGAATGATATACCCGCCCGCCACTAACTCAATAGCAATTGGATCGAGGTTGCCTTCAACCAATGCGGACATCGTCATGTTTTGATTGTCCACAATGATCAGACTCGCATTTGAAAAAAGACTGTACCAGATTTCGTATATTTGAGGGAGGGTCCCGTCCCATTGATTTTGTGCAATTTTAGCTTTGAGCGCGAGCCGATAATTGTCATCATCGAGGACGGGAGACGTACCGCCTGATGGTTGGAAATTTAGCACCCTGCTTCTTCCTATGATCGTCCCCAAGATATCAAGCTGCTTGCCTATCGCTTTATCAAGGTTAAAGTATTTAGGGATATCATTAGCGAGAGCCAAGCCATCATAAACAATCCAAAGCGCCGAACTAAGCCAGGCTGTGAACTTCGGTTGTACCTTGTGTTGAGAGGTGATGAGGTTCAAATACAATTCAACCTCACCGTCTGTATTCTTTGGGTACAAATCTCCCAAGAATGACTTGATTTCGACCTCGGCAGTTTTCCCTACCGGATAATAGGAACTGGTTTTATCGTTGATTTGGTATACTGAAAAGCCCATAAACCAACTCATTCTCTGTCACCTACCCGGTAAGGTGAAAATTTTTCCTTATATGCCGAGAATAAATTAGCTTGAGCTGCTTCAGATACAACCTCGCTCGGGCGCTCATTCCACGGCTGAAAAGCAGCATATTCATAACTGCTGGCTCCCAGTTCGCCAAAAAAAATAGGCTTGCCCCATGTATCGTAGAATGCCTTTATTTCAGAAAAAACATCTTGCTGACGATCGTATACTTTCGTTGAGCTTAGATCCGCCACCAAATCGGAGACCGAAGGTCGCGCTCGCTCATTAAGCTCAAAGTACGCTGAAATTGAAATGAAATCCAAATTCGGCGAACCAAAGAGTGGGTTGTTCAGTTTTTTTTGATATGCTTCAGTTGTACTCCCAGGGCCGGTATCCCACACAGCGGTTACCCACCAATTGGTGCGATATGTGATCATCCCGATATACAACCCGCGTAAATGTGAGAACACTGAAATCCAATCATCGGAGTATTGTTCCAAAAGAACTAGATTAGAAGACGTGTTCATGGCATAAACCCGGTATGGAATCGCAACATCTCCGGCCAGTTCAGCTAAAATCCGTTTCCAATTCGTGAAAAATTGAATAGTATCTGATGGTTGAATACCCGTTTCACTTCCAGCTCCGCCATTTACAAGCGGGTACGGTTCCAGAATTGTTTTTAAACCAACGTTGCTCATTTCACGAATTAGTTCAATTGCTGTCTTTTTGGAGTCTGCATTGACCTTCGGACTGCTGTCGTTTTCGTCGATAAATTCAATCAAGACGGGAACATTTATGGCATTGAGGCCCAACCTTCTTGCATTTCGTAATATGTCAGGAATTTGATTAGTTTTCGGCAAGAATAAGTTTCCTGCCTTGATCACATCCATCTGCAGCCCTCCATTTTACGTGACATTAACGGTGATATATTCGACTCTTCCCCTAGTGACCTCGTTATAGAGGATCGTAATATCCGAGGCCCCTTGTGTCTGTCCATGTTTCCCTGCCGTTAAGCTAGTTATAGAGAACGACGGCTTGTTCGGGATCTCATTCGCTAAAAGAGCAGCTCCCCAAAGGCTTGAAACGGACAGGTTGTCACCGATGAGCAGGCTATTGATATACGATACTATAGAACTCTTCATGTCGTCCGTAGTCTGAGTCGTGTATCCCGGCAATTTTTTCACATTCACGGTGACATCAATATCAACATAAGTCGGGCGGTAAAAACGCTCTGTAACAGGCATCCCAAACGCATCTGAAATTATTACTTCTGTAGACCCATTAGTATAGCATCCAATGGTTTTTTTAATGTAGATCGCCTTTGCAATCTCTGAATCCTCCCCACCCTCTACTACTATGGTTATAGAGTGAGCGGGCAGCCCGTTAGTATCCGTAACGCTTGTATCGTTCTCGTAAACAACAAATCTTGTCACGCCAGGAACTGCAGCAATCGCGCCTTTCACGCCTTCCAACATAGATTTGCTCGGTTGTGCTGTGCTGATTGCTTGCCTAGCTCGTAGCTGAGCATCGGATTCGGCGTAAGTACCAATCTTCGCCGCTTCAGCATTTGTAACCGAACTCCAGCCATAGGTCGGCGTAACAATCTTCCGTATCTCTCCCGGGCGAGCCGCAATCGGTCCCGGGGTCTGGCACGTAGCCAGTGCTGTCCCTCGCCCAGTCGCATCGAGGAGGATCGGGCTTGTCAAACTCCAGTTATGCCCGTTTGTATCTCCTACAACTCCATTTGTGATCATCGCGCTTGGAGTCCCTGTCAACGTGACGTAGCAGGTCGAGTATACAGCCGGCTGACGCTTGATCCCGTTCAGTTTGACAATCACATCAAGTGCGCTTCCTATTGCCGTGCCCGGCCCCCTGCTGTTGTAAGCTGCTTGGCTCGCTAAAAACGAATCATAAATGATGTTCGCTACAGCCGAGATCCATTGATAGTCTTGGCTGTCCTCCCCAAGATAGATATCCTGACCAAAAATTCGTTTAGCGTCGGCGACCAACTGATCGCGGATGTCTGTGTATGCTGGAATATGAAGGCCCGCGGCGTCAATATACGGTGCAAAATATGGCATCTAGAAAATCACCTCCGTGACAGCATCGCCGTATTGCGTTTCGACCGTGCAGTTCAACGAATACTTTCGATTTTCATAGTTACTTTGGAAGTTCCTGATCCGGATCACGCCGGGCGTATTCAGGATCACACCCTGAATGAGCAAATCAGCAGCTTGGACATGCTGCGGCGTACCCGCCTGTCCAATTATGCTTTGAAACAACGGCAACCCTTTTTCAGTATCCTCCCACCATTCCCCTTTGAATAGCAAAAGGTTTGTCTTGATAGCCTGACTCACGGCAAGCGTCCCCTCGTAGAAATCATTGCCGTTCCCACCAAACGAATAATCACCATTTTTCAGTTTTCGGTACTTCATGGCATCCTCCTCAATTTCTCCACGGGACACCGTTGATTTTGACCACTGAAGACACGATATCGATTTCGCCTGGACTCATGCTGATTCGTGTAGCCCCGTCATCCGTCCGAAGCTGTACGGCGCTCGTCGAGTATTCCGAAAGAGTGCGAGGCTGGCTCCAAACGCCAAGAAGCGCAAACCCGTCTGAAAGATCGTGCCTGCGCCTCTCAATTTGATTTTGTACGCCTCCACTGCTAAACCAAGCGTCGATACATGAATCTGCGAAAACAACCAAACATTCATCCCCTGGTTTCACAGGCAGCGTCAAGGCAAACCCGCCGGCCCGCGGGATTACGATCGGCACATCCAGGAGCAGCGGTATTTCCACCCAGTGCTGGAGCATGTACGAATCGATGATCTTTTCCCGGATTGCGACCTGAACACTGACCGTCTGCGTCACTGGATCGAATTCCTGAATGATACCGGGCACCGCCACCCGCAGATTGCTTGCGAAATTTTCTAGCATTCGTCGATAAAATTCTTCACTGTTGCCTTTCCCCAGACGTTCACTGATAGGCACGCCCATCGCTATACCTCCTCACCACGGGTTTGCCGTCGCTGCCGAAATCATACCGGGCAATATGCCAGCTTGGGATACGGCTTCGCATTCACATTCCCAAAGATCGCCCCGGGTATCACCGGTGTAGGTAATGCCGATCACTCGGTATATGCCTTCATTGTCCAAATTCCTAATCGGCTGCCCCTGTTGGAATGTCTGCGCCCGAATCAAACTATTGTCAATGTGTACCAAACTATTTATCTTGATTCGCGGATTAAGCAAAGCCTTAAAGGTAACCCCTTTGTCGTTCTGCGCAGGCACGCCAAGGAGCCCTGACTTGGGTGACAATTCGATGATCTCGCCTTCTGGCAGGTCCGTTGCGCGAACGATATTTACTTTCCCATCCTCCATATAAAAGGAAGCATCCTGAGATTGCGCGAGCTGCCGCAAATAGTCTTTCGCCAAACCAAAAACGACCTTCCCCCGGCTGAGCTCCTGACTACTAAATTCACTTGAAATGAACCCCATTTGAGTTGTGACTTTCGCTTGGCCAACAACATTTTCTACAATGCTCCGTGAAGTTTGGCCTTTAATCATGGAAAAACCAACGAACCCGTGATTCATGAACCTATCGCCGTCCAATGAGTATAGAGTGAGCCGGTAGGTCACACCGTCCTCTTTGTCACGGATCGGCTGAATGATGTCGCCGTCAAAAATCAAGCCGTACTGATCGCCCTCGTATCCAGCTTCGACAATAATTCGATTCCCCTCACGGATGATGGAATTTTCCGTATCCGGTGCCAGGTTATACATCACGATTTCGGAAAAGTTCGGCTGCTGCAAAATCGTCTTCTGAATTTTGAAAGTGCAGCGAAACTGCGAGACGTCCAAAGCAACCCCATCAGGCCGGCTCACCATGACCCGGTATCTCCGGCCGTAAAGGATATTTCCAAGCGTTTTCGAATTTGCGACAACCCCATAATTGGTTGATGGTATGTTGATATTGAACTGCGGAGTTGGATTTGCTCCAAAAGAAATGCCTGGCATCGTCGTCGTCGGAGCCGAGGGAATGTTCTCCCCTGATTGGCCCTGATATTTGAGCCAGATTCTGAGCCGTCGCTGATAGTCATGATCCGGTATGGCTGGTCCAACATACGTGAGAGTGAACTTACGGAAATCCTTTCCGGCGCCGTTCCATACCCGTTTGATGACACACACGGCAACACACATTGAAAACGCGTCATTGCCAAGCGTGAGTTTTTGCAGTCCAGAATGCGTATCCGGTAGCTGAAGCCTGTACTTATCCGCCGCGTATTGGAATGCGTACTTGTGCCATTTAGGCCAGACCTGACCGAATCCCAACGCGTTTCCTGAATCCCCTAAGATATTGGTGCCGCTCGTCTCGGCCTCCACGGTTGCAAGGACGATATTCAGGTCCGCTCCCTGATCTCGAGCTTCTGCAGCAGCAAGACTCTTCCAATTATCTGCCATAATGATCAGTCACCTCACTGTATCCGTCCAGACTAAAACGAAATCACTGCCCAGATTCGACTTCCCAGGTATCCCAGCCTCAACCGCGCTGACCGGTACAACTGCAGCACTTCCTATCCCAAGATAAGTATATTGCCCGAGTAGATCGGCAGCCGGAAATAAACCGGTCACAAGCGGTACGGCGTCCAGCAGCAGCGTATTCGTTTTCGTGTCAGTTATCGACATAAACCAGTATTCCGCGAAACCGTTCCATGTGAATGTGAAGCCTAGCGTGATATTCTTCGAGTCGATTGGAAGTGTACATGTAAAACTCTGATTGGCGCCTGGCATAAGCGGAATCACTTTTGTAGCCAAAGCTCCCCCCCCCCCTAATGCCCAAGCAGCATGCCAGATACTTGCTTCAAAATGCTTTGATTCGGCGTGACCGGTTCGGGAGATCCGCGCTTCGAGCTGTCCGTCACTTGGGGCCTAGAACTGATTTTTACCGTTGTCACTTGGGCCACCAGAATTTCCCGAAAGGTGACTGTACACCGTAGGCCATGGTATGTCGTGAAATCGTCCGGCGCGGAAAGGACTTCTACCAGCATGTTTGGATACAAGCCGAGTCGCGTATGGACCTGAATCGGAACCCGGAGATCTTGTATCTTCTTCAACACGTTGAATGCTTCGACCGATCTATCATATCCACCTGTAAATTGACCGGGAACGCGGCTTTCATTGACACTCGACATGGCTACATCCATTGATAGCTCGCGTGGCTGCAAAAATGCATGATCGGACACAGCCGCGCCCGTTTGTACCGGATGGTCCGTGATCGTGAGCCTGCTTGTGTGATCCATTTTTAAATAGGCATCAAAAAACCAGCCTCCGATGTTGGTTTTGGTGTAAACCAACTGAACAATACTTGGATCCGATAAGTCCAACAGCGGTGAATTATCCATTATCGAATCACCCCGCTCATGTTTCTGATGAACATCGATTCCATATGATTCTGGGCCGCCCCAGCTGTAGCATTCGGATCAGAGCCGTAAATATTGAATGTAGGATTCATGGACACGTTCGTATTATTGTTTGTGTTGTTCTGGGTGTTCTGAGGGTAGATATACCCTGGCGCCGGAGGACCGAGTACACCGTTCTGTCCTTCGTTTCCACTAATCGCTTCAGCAACGAGACCCATTGCTCTATTGAACTTATCCGTAAAATCTTGACTCTTCCATTTGTTTGTCAGTTCTTTCGTTGTCCACCAAATACTCTCCCAAAACCCCTGATTTTCAATCTCAGGTTTTTGTGCGAGGCGTTCCGCTGCGCTTTTTCCCGCTTGTTTTGTGTTATCCAAAAAACTACCATCAGTTAATGAAGATATCACGTTCACATATCCGGCGATCCCCTTCAAAAGATCGTTAACGGTTTGAAGCGATACTATTATTACATCCCTAAGGATTTTTCCAATCTCATCTAAGGTTGTTTTGGTCTCGTCCAACCCTAGCAATTTGTCGATCAGTTTGGTGACACCGTTAAATAATTTTGAAACAGCCCCCAGGACTTCCTCGAAATTATTTTTAAGATCGGTCAAAACCCCTTGCTTACTCAATTCAGTATACAGATCCTGAACCCATTTTTTTGCACCTTCGAAAATCTGCTTGATCACATTAAATGTATTAGTGAATGCTTTTTCTAAATTGTCCAGTGTCCCGTTCTTTTTCAAATCTTCGTAGAAACCAGCAATTTCTTTTCCAACGTTTTCTATTCCTTGGGAGATAGATTCGAGTGCTTCAATCCAGCCCTTTTTGAAGTCTTCTATAACACCGTTACCCTTGAGCTTGTTATAGAAATCTTCGAGTTTCTTCCAGAAAGAACCGAATTGCGATTCCCCGCCGTCGAGATAGGTGTAGAAATCATCCAGCAAAAGGATCAATGCGAGCAATGTTGCAGTAATAATTCCAAAAGGCCCGGTACTAATAATGACTCCCAGCGCCGCGACGGCTGCCCCGATCAGCTTCAGGTTCCGCGGTATAGCGCTGCCTAAGTCGTTGAATATCCGTGCGATATCCTTGAAATACCGAAAAGCGGCAATGCCCATCCGCGCGAACCAGCTCATCACCTGAGCAATAATTTTCGTCCATGACGGCATTGTTTTGACTATGACGCCGTTGATCTCTGACAACGTCTGCTTGATCTGCTTCATCGGTCCTTCCATATACTTCACGAAGTAATAACCGATCCATTGCAAGGCATAAGTCGCTTCAAGCTTCATCCGCGCAAATTCAAACTGTATCGATCGGACCATCTTCATTTGTTCAGCAAATTCAGTCGGCGGCCGCAGGCTCTTTGCCTCTCGGTTCAGTTGCTGGAAGTCTCGCATAAGCTCCGGGCTCAAATACAGGTCTTGCAAGGTGACGCCCATCGCTTTGAGCGTATTATTATAGGCGGCTGCAGCGTCTTTGCTCATCCACAATTGCCGGGCAAGCTTTTCGTTCTCCAGGTCCGCCTTCGCCAAATCTCCGACGAACTTTGCGATTGCAATGCTTGAAGCAGCGACAAAAGAAGCTACAGCCGTGGTAGCAAGAGCAAATTTGGTCACTGCGCTGCCCGCAAATTTTGCAATCCCCTGCTCCACGCTGCCGATGGCCTTTGTGGCTTGGTTGTAGGAGTTCGGGTCGACGCTAAATCCAAGGGAAACCAGGTAACTTTTTATGGTCTCAATCACGGCTGCCGCCTCCTTTCCGCCGCTTCATAGGCGCGCCGCTCGTTCTCATACCGCACCTCGAGCATTTCGTGCGCGTCCAATAGATCGTCGAGAGTGTATGTCCCGTCCCATACTTGATGCTGCTGCCATATCCCGGTCATTACCGGCGCATAAACAAATTCGTTCACATTGATCAGTCTTGCTGGGATGTATTCAAGAGCCCCCCGACCAGTGAAGCCAAGGGACTTCCGGAGAAAAAACCCTTCACGTTGAAAATCAGCGTATGTGCGGTCAGGGCGAGCACTGTCATCGTATCGTCCTCGATCCCCGTTACACCAAAGGTGCCATTCGAATTTAATACAGGTGTCGGGCCAGCCGGTAGCACTTCGCTGCACACCTGCAGGCACTTGCCTTGTACATATTCGAAATCCTTCTCGGATAGGTTCCCGAGCTCCGACAAAAGGCCGGGGATGTTCAGTGCCTCCAGTTTAACCTCGCTTGCATCCTTCGCTTCCTTGAGCTTTCTCAAGTCCAAGTTTTTGAACAACGGGGCGAGCAGGCCGGTGATTTTGATCAACATAAAGGACCCGGTCAGTGCATCGAATTTTTTTATTCGAAATGTACGTCCATTGATTTCAACATTTTTATAATTTTCAATTGGGTTCATGAATAACTCCTCCTATACAGCGTCTTGCTGGATGTCAGCAGCCATAAGATTCCAAGTTATTTGCTGTGCTTGAGCCTGATACGGTTTATCAGGCAACTTCTGAAAACTTACCCCTGTTGAAGTAATCAAGTCCTGCATTTGAGGGGAACGGATCAAGAGCGTCATGCCGGCCCATTGATTCGTGGGAGCCGTTTCGAGATAGTTGTAGGTTTTTAATAACCATTTGTTCAGGTCGCTCGTCTGCTGGACAGAAATAGAATGACTACCGTTACGAGCTTTTATTTTCGAGACCATTACAGAGCCATCAGCCGAAACATCATGGGTTGTTCGATCGGTAGTCATGATCGTCGTGATGCTGCCGAGGCCCGCCCCAGTAGCGACAAACTGGCCGACTGCCGGATGAGAGATCACCATAGTTACATCGCTGAAACTGTAGGTTGAATGTGGCATCTTGTCTTCCTCCTATCGATTTACGACGACTCCGATGACGACATGCTCGATTGCGCCGGCCATCTTGATCGGGACATATATCGGAGGCGATTTTCTCGCATCCCGGTCGGCTTGCGATTGATTGGCAAGCGAATCCGCTAGGACCATGTATCCGGTCGCCAGCGTATCGCCTGTTTTCAGACCTAAAACCGGCGCACCCTTCCATACCCCTGGAGCGATGACTCCGCGCGTTCTGGCTGCCTCGCATGGAGCCGTGATTGCCGTCGCCAAAAGACTCACGCCTTCCTCGGTCTGGGGAATCTTCGGTCCCGTCGTCAAAGCATTCATGACCGAAGTCTGGATCTCGGTTGTGAGCACATCCAAATTCAGTACTTCATCAAAATGCACGCCATCAGCCATGGTTCCTTTGACAAGAAGGTTGTAAGTCGCGCCGTATTTCGTATACACATTCCCGAAATAGCCAAGGATTGTATTCATCGGCTGCGTGGTCAGAGCCTCGGGCTGGACGCCCACCTCCGACTTATAGGCCAGCGTGAACGCTGAATTGGCCAGCCCAGTATTCGCACCCATTGCGTAGCCCATTGCAGCCACCGCGGCGTAGGCTGTTGTGCTGTATTGGCCGAATGTGCGGTGTCTTTTTGCCTTCTGCAGCGTTTCCATCACGTTGCCAGCCGTGCCGGCCGGCACCTCCGTATCCTTCGTATCATAGAAGTAAGTGGACAACGGCGAGGCCGTTTCAATGTATTCGGAAATTGCAATAATGTCAGCTTTCGCGGCGTCACATAGATACGCCGCATACCAATCGGTATTTGCTTCCCGGCAGGCTGAAATGGCTTTTACCGCGGTTTCAGTGCCGGACCCATCCCATCTTCCAATCGCAACCTTATTAGGGCGAGGATTCTGGCTGAAATACATCTGGGCTGCCAAATACTCCGGCTCTGTTCCTACCCATCCGTCAGAAAGCATGTCGTCCGTTCCGCTGTACACTTTGACGCGTGTCGCAGCAGCAATGACGGTAGACTTCCCTACAATCAACCCCATATCGAACGTGTTGTTCACCGCCGAGAGCGGTGAAACCTGCACGGTCACCTTGACGATATCACTCAAAGATTGGGTCAACCGAATCACCTACTCTTTCACAATTTGTACATTCGCACTCTGCAAGTATGGCACCTCAGATTGACGAGTCACTTTCTCGTTGAATCGCGCTTGAAAAGATGTCCTATCCCACCATTGACTCGCGAAGAGTTCAGGGGTCCGGATCGGCATGCCGACGTCCGTAATCAAAGCCATATTCACAGCAGCAAGATTCATTGTCGTTTGCGGCAGAAAGAGCCCCGCGCGGACCATGTCTGCATCTCCAAAGCTGTTCGGACCATAAAATATCCAGTTTACGCGAAGGACCCGGGTATAGCTGACGGTCCGGTTCGCGTTATCCTTGTTCGCTTCGTTATAGGACACGTCCATTTGCCGTGTGTACTGGTCATCTGCATAGTCGATGAGCAGAAACCCTACGTCCACTCCATGCTTCCATGCAGGTGATCCCTTTGCCGGCCAGCCGATTCGTACGCGATTCTGACTCGCCTTCGCTCGGGGATCAAGTCCGATCAAGCGAATCGTGATGTCCTGAAAAAAATCTCCTAGTTGTAAGATCGAGAGAACGGTGTCAGCCACATCTAATCACCAGCCATTCTGACCCCAAAGGCCTTGTAATAGCCAAAATCCTGCCACGGGTTGACTGAAATAATACGATATCGGTCACCCTGCCAGACGATCTCATCCGAAATACCAGCAGCCGAGTGTTCGCCTTCGGACCGCGTGATGTATATTGGCTGCTGCGAGTAGAAGCACATCATCCCGGTTACTCGGTCGCCTTCCGGAACCTGCTGCAGATCGTCGGCGTTTGCCACCGTGATCGTTCCCTGAAATTGAATAGGGGTTTCCGACGTGGTTACAAACCTACCTCTTACCCATTCACCGGTTGTCCGATACACCTTAAATCCCTTGAGTTGCGCGAAATTCCTGCTGTTCACGATACGTCCGACGTTTATCATGATCCGCTCCCCTTCTCTACCACATAGGTAATAGCTTTTCGCATCTCGCCGCGATCGATCAGGGGTCTGTCGCTACCTTTTGCACTCTCGGTCACCGGGGAATTTGGAGCCCAGCCGTTCGCCGGATCGGTAAACCATGCACGCACAATATTCTGTCCAAGCATGCCGGCTTTTTCGAGCTCCTTCTCCGGGTCTTGGCCGTCCAGAGCAGTCTCAGCAGCTTTACGCAGTTGCTTCGAAATGACTTCCTTGTTTTTTTCGATTGCCGGCTCAATCACCGGACGCGGCGGCGAATGCCAAAGCGGAGAGCCGTGCGTATGCAGATACATCTGAAATGCCTTGCTATACGTCATCTCTCCGCTTTCAACCTTCGGATTCATTTCCTCGCGCATTTCCTTTTGCCGGACACCGTGAGTGTGGATATAGAGCAGCTCGGCATTCGTGATATCGGCCTGCCCGGCTTCCGGGGTCCGATTGTTGTCGCTACCTTCCGGTATGCCGACATAAACCTGCATCCGGGCAAGGTCGTTCAACATCTTTTTGACTTCGGGCGATAGATCAGCCGTCTTTGTCACTTTTGCAAAAGCGTTGAACATGTGCCTCATCCCCTTTAACAAGGCGAATGTTTGGTATAACTTTGTTGTCCACAGAGTAATCAGGCGCATGCTTCAAACACATGTGAGTATAATCTTCGAAGCTCGTTCCGATGATAAAATCAGCTTCCATTTCACACCCCATGTGACAACACGGATAATTGCCATTCGCATACCAAGCCAAACCATTCACCCCTAATAGATATACATGCCGCCCCGGCCGAGCATCTTTGCGATCGTGGCGAGCTGTTGACCATATATGGTCAGTTTCCACGCGGCCCAGCCGTCCAAATCTTGTCCGATCTCACCATAGTCCATGCTGACGGACACATCACCGACAGATTCAGATGTATTCAGGCCCTTCGCCTGCCCGGCAGCCAGAGCTGCAGCAGCCCCGCCGTTCGGATCGGCGGCGCCAAGCAGATACAGCGTGCAGAAGTGAGCGATAAACCATCCCATTGCGGTCTGCCAATAGGCATGCCAGCGTGCTTCCTTAACGCAGGCATCGGCCAGATTGATATACATCTGAACGATCTGCTGCGGAACCACGGGCTGCCCGTTCGCATCCGGACCGAACTGTGGATAGACGGTTAGAAAATCGCCCAACGAAAAAGGGGGATTGCTTCCAATTCTGACGTTGGAAGCCTCCCCGATTATTCCTGTGAATACCGAGAGCGAACGATTATTTGCTACGCTCATTTCGGTTCACCCTGCCTCATTGTTGTTCCTGCTGCTGGTCAGTGGCTGGTTCCGCAGTTGTTTCCGTGTCCCCTTCATCACTGGGCTCCGCTTCAGGTTTTGCCTTCGAAGCTCCCTTCTGAGATTTGGGCTTGGATGCTTTTTCTTCCTTGTTGTCGGAATCAATTGCCTTTTCCTCTTGCTTGCTGTCGATGCGCTCCAGATCACCGCTAGAGACCGCCCACTGATACATCGTTGAATGTGCTACCCAATCAGGGACATCTGCGACCCTTTCCTTTTCCGCCACAACAGCAGGGAATGCTCCGGTCGGGTGATCAAATTGAAATGTCTTTTTAGAATAGATTCGCATGCTTGTATCCTCCTTGGATGTCTTTTCTTAGATGCCGTCAGCGTACCGAGCACATTGCGTATACAGGACTTTGACTTGCCCGATTTGTGCAGCATAAGCCGTAAGATAGCTCATCGCAGTTACATTGGGTTGCGTCATGACACGGCTGAGCGGAACGGTCAAATCGAAATTCACGCGGTCTTCGTCGTTCACGTATGCAACCATCCGATCCTTGCCGCCAATACCGGCACCAGTGCACCAGCGCGATGGAACAATCGCCAGATCCACCCCTTGGTTTTTTCCGATATTATTATCCAAAAGGTACTGAAGGATCGACTTGTCCGCAGCCATACTTACTTTCGTGCTGGTGATGTACGTATATTGGATAGGCGGAATGAGAATGTGATTCGCCATACCAGTCAGATCATATTCCGAATCCGCCCAAGTAGCTGTCATCACTTGGTTGATATCGTTCAGTATTTCATCTGGCGTTTTGAATGCCCATTGAGTTTTGCCATCCGCTCCGGCAGGTACGGCAGCCGCAGTAATATAAGGGTTGTTCACCAACCCGTAAACGCTAGCTGCTGGTACCCCGGTATAAACAATATTGTCGATTGACTTGTTATAGTTCGTTCGAATACCCTTGTCCAAAATTTCATCAAGATTATGTCCGATGTTTTGGAGTTTCTGCTGATCCACAAATGGCACCTTGAGGATATTAGCAAAAACGAATACCTTATACAGGTCTTTGCTCGTATTTGCTTGGATGATCGGAATATCGTTCGTGGCGCCGCCGATAATCCCGTTCTCATTACCGCCTGTTGTGGCGTAATCAATGAACTGGTTCGAAGTAAAATCGACCCATCCGCCACCGGTTTTACTCACGATATCCCGCATCCATGTTACCGATGACAGGGGTTCAAGAAGACGAGGGTCGCGTTTCTCAAGCTCCCCGGTTAAGAAAGCCATTCCCCCGCTAATTGCCGCGTCGTTTGTTGGAATCAGCCCGCCGCCTACGACAGGGACAGTGTGCACTCGTTGTCCTAAATTCATGTTGTTATCCCCCTATTATGGATTGTTCCGCTGCGTCAGTGTGACTTCTGCCACCCGGTTAGCGTCCAGTTTGCCGGTGGTCCACTTTGCCCCTGGAACCAGAATCGTATTGGTGCCGTCTGCAGCTGCCTCGAAACCGCCAATCACCCCACCAGGGAAGGCAGCATTTGTAGCGATGCGGATATATACGGCGCCACCGGCAGACGGCGTGCCTACGTTACAAACGATCGTCGCGGAGCCGCGGGTCAAGACGTCGCACGGCTGCCCAGGCGAATAGAATCCTTGAGACGAATAATAATCTGTTGTCTGCTTCACTTCGCGCACCGCAATGCCGGCAAAAGCTGCCGCCGTGCCCGAGGCACCGAACTTGGAATATGTGTTGTCCGGATTGAGTAATACTGCATCTCCGAAATTAACGTTCGCGGTGTCCGTCGCCTTCACCAGACGGTTGTCGATGATCGCATCAGCAAGACGAGAGACATTGCCGGGATATCCGAGATTTAGAGATTTTCCAATTACTGAACCTGGCATAGTTAATCATCCCTTCATTAAATTAGTTAAGCCCGCTCTTTGTAATGCGGGTTGTATTTCTTCGCAATCTCACGGCCGAGTTTCGAATGATCAACGGCTGCCGACTGCTTCGACGAATCATTAGCAGCAGGCTTCTTCCGATTTTTCTCAATCGTTGCATACGTATTTTTTGCAGGCTTGCCTTTGAAACTTGCAATTGCCGCATCAGCAGCACGTTTGCGTTCTGCAGGATCGGGAATTAGTGCTATGACCGGCTTAATGGCTCGAAGGGCAGCAATCTTATATGCATTGTCTCCCGTTAGAGCGCTTTTTGGGCGGTCTTCCGGATCGGTAACAGGACCTTCCTCGTCCATATGCTCGACCGGAACGGTATGGCTTTCCTCCTCGTCATCAGCAGCCTGCTCGCCTTCCAATCTTGCGATCTCTGCATCAATGACGTCTTCCGGACTTGCTTCTTTTGTTTCGTTTTCCGTCAGCCGTGTGACAAGTTCGGTCAGTTTTGCGACCTGCTGAGCCAATGCTTGAATAGCCGGGTCCTGATTATCGGAGGTTTCCTTTTTTTCGGTCTCGGCAGCCCCTTCATCCGAAGCAGCACCTTTTTTCGTTGCCGGCTCGTCCCCGCCATCATCGGCCGCAGAATTCCTTTCCTCGGCCAGTGCGTCAACAGCCTCTTTGATATCTTCAGGTTCTGCATCGATTGCAAAATGTTTGAAACCGATCGCAGCTAACCAGTCCGTGACACGATCTAGTTTTTTCTTGGGCAAAGCAATTTTTTTTGACATTCCTTTTGCTCCTTCCATTTTTTGAGTTTTTGAATCTTGTATAGCAACGCGGTCACCGGCGCGGCCTTTTTTGACAACAGCCACATGGTTACCGCAAATGTGCTTCTGCTGATATGTGCCATCTTCCATAGCCTCATACATGCAGTCATACCCGCAGGATACTTCCCTCTTGCCTTCTTGGATCTCATCGATCATCATTTGATCGTATACGACCAGATCGGCTAGCAGCAGATCACTATCGGTCCCTGATCCTTGCCGGACGTTCTGGACAGCACCCTTCGCATACCGAGTGGCGTTATCCGGTGTGACCAATTCAGGGGGATGCTCGTCGGAAAGTATTTTCCCCTCAAAACTCGCCATAGCCGCCGGGCTGAATACCTCCTCGGGGCTGCGATACACCCGGACAATCTTACCGGGCTCCGCACCGATCTCTTCCCCCAGATATTCGTACCAGCCGGTACGAGCGATCGGAACGTTGTGACAGATCAGAAATCCCTCTGGCGTCGCCGTCATGTTGGGGCTGAATCTTGAACCGTAGTATGCCCTCATCGTTTCATCACCTCCCTTCAGGCAATAAAAAAAGAAGCCCATTATGTGGACTTCCGATCGTCCTCTCGTTTCAACCAATCCTGTGTGTTAATCATTTTGGCGTATTCCAGTAACCCGACTACCTCAAAGTGAGTAAGACCGTCCTCGTTTGTCATTTCAAAATCTCCGTTGACGACATCAATTTCAATAACAAGCCGCTTTTTGATTGGACTCACCTCACATAATCGATTCAAACTGCTTACGGGTCATTCTCTGTATCCGGCCGGCGTAATACACCTTTGCTGGCCATACGATCAAATCCCGATCGATGACGGGCTCCCCATAGCAGCGACAATAAAATATTTCGCCAGCATGATAATGCCCATATGTGCGCTTTTCGCCGTCAAACTGCTCCGGGCTTGGTGGGTCGCTCCATCTGACCAGCACGCCGTTCATTAACGCATGTGAGTCCCGTACGCGTGAATCCTCAGAAGTTCGCCAAACGTACCAACCCACTCCCAGATTCTCGCTTCGGGCCCGCGTGAGTGCGGTGGATGTCTTGCTTGTCTCAGTGCGCGCAATCAACTCCGCCCTTGCATTCGATTTCTCCGGGAACAGTTCCTTGATTTGCTCCGCTATATCGATAGCTCGGACACCCTTCATGCTCTCCGCCAAAATATGTTCCGTAACCAACTTCGAAACATCGAGCGGGAGGGATTTAATGATCGTCGCATTTCGTTCAATTTGATGGCGGACCGCGCCGTTTATAGACCCCTGAAGTTCTTTTCGCAATGCTTCGTTGATCAGACGGCCTTGACTGTTCCTACGGGCAGCCTGCCGCCAAGTACGCCCCGCGTCTGTAAAAAGGTGTGTAACCATCCGTGACGCTGTTGCAAGAGCATAGTCGTCCATTTCCTTGCTATATGCGAAGGCGCGGATACGCTTAACGATTTGAAAAGGATTGTCTAAACCAGCTAATAATTTTGCTAGTTTTCGCATCACGGCTAGCAATGCTCGTTTGTATGCCCGCTCGATCCGTCTTTTCGGAGCCCATATATCCGCCATAGTCTAAATCCCCCTCGGGAAGCAATTCGCCCGGGTGCGTACTGTCGTCTGCTTCTTCTATATCCTCGTCAGTGATGTTCGTGAACATGCCTGTCGAATCACTCATCTGCTTGAGCTCTTTCAAGGAGGTTTTCTGCCCGATGATACCTGCACTGTACAAGTTGATAATCGAATTCGTTTTCTTTTCAACCAGCTCCGCCACATCTTTATCACTTGGAGTACGGATAGGGTTGAAGATATAATCGATATCGTCGGGCACGGCACCGAACTCCGACATACACATGATCGGCAGCAACTTGTCGAGAACTGGCGCAAGATACGTCTCCTGGGCCTGCTGAACAGTTTCGTAATAGTTCTCCATATCGCTTTCCCCGGTTGCATTCATCCCGGCCGGCGCACGGCCGAACAGTTTCGTAACCGGCATCTGACAGGCCCCTGCAATGTCCAGCATAAAACTCTCGTAGATGTCGTTTAGGCCGCCGAACGAGTATTGGTGCGTAGCGAAATCATCGTCTTTACCCAGCAGATACATTCCCATGTTGCTCATGAGCATGTTTTGCGCTTGGAGAGTGTTGTACAAGTCCGCCTGAGCTTTCGGATCACCGATAGCAAGCAATTCACCCAGATCCCCCATCTTCAGCACACGCAGGTTCGCCAGAAAGATGAGTTGGGCGATGTTCCAACTCGTATTGTCGCGCTTTTTCAGTTCATCGAACACAACCTCTATTTCCGATGCGCCCCAACTGACCTCGGCAAGCTTTTCCCAATACGGCAGTTCTCGGCCGATGAATCGAACAATACGACTGTGGTGAACATTCATCGTCTGGCCTTCGTCCATGGTTACCTGATAGAATTTCGGTAGCCCAAACTCTGTATCATCGATATCATCAACCAATTCGGAACTTGGATACACGCCAGACCAGCGATCCAGAATCATTACCCCCTTGAACGACCCGGGCATGATCATATCGAAATCAAGCGGTTGGTCCAGAATATCTTGATGCCCTTCGATCATGGCTAAACCCACAGCCCCGCCGTAAAGCCGGGCCCACTTCAACCCCTGCAAGGTCTTCTGTTTAACCTTTCTGACACGCCAAATCTTGTCGAGCCGCCGTATTTCATCCGGCGCCATCTGCGTTGTTATCGTGATCCAGTTCCGTGTCATGTCCTCAGGAATGGTATCGATGATGCGCCGAACGATCCAATGGCTGCGGTACAAGCTGTTCATAAGCTGATAGTTTTGCGTAAGCCGTGTCAGAGGGTATTCCGTCCCCTCCAGCAAATTCGGCGTGCCATGACCCAGGCGCGCGAGGACGTTTTGAAACGCATCCGTTGTCAGTCCCAGCGGCATCTTTGTTGCGGGCATCTTTGGCCCGGGCTTCTTGCTATCTTGAACAACCCGACGCTTTGATCGGCTTCGTCTGCTCAAATTGCTCCCTCCTTTCTCAGGGCATTAAAAAAAGCACCTCTAAGGTGCCCCAAGGAAATTCTTTATATATGCGCCTATAAAACCGCCAATTGCAGCAGTTATGAGGATTTTTCCGATGTCCCAAATGACTTTTATTCTTTTCTCAACAATCACTTTGTCCATAATCAACATTTTCAACTCAATAGAAGATGTAACCCCATCAGTTGTTTTTTGGATAAAATCCTCGAAGTTGAGTTGACCTGACGACAAGACATTGATTTGTTGGAGATATCGCTTATGATCCTCAAATTCCTTAATTATAAAACAATGTATTTCCTCTTTTAATTCATTGAGTTTTCTTCGATTTAGCCTCGTCAGAGCCAAATCATCCAACAGTTTTGTCAGTTCGGACTTCATCTCAATTGCAAGGGCATTAAATGTACCTGTAACGGCTATTGAACTTCTTACAATACCACGCTCTCCATAATCTTCTAATTCATTATGAGCGGCTTGTCGTATCCTTCCCGATACAGCCTGAAGCAACATCTTAATTAACGATCCCTTACTCATCGATCATCCCTCCCGACGAAAATAATTCGACAGGAGGTAACAATTTCCTTTGTCATGCCGCTAGTCTTCTTGGCTTAATGATCGTCTTAACAAAATACCTGGCCGCATCCATTGCATGGTCCACTAATTTTAAAGGTTTTTCTTTCCCTTTTTGCCCGGCTTTTTCATCCCAAACATAACTCGCGCGTTCCTTGAGGAAATTTGGACAATTTCTACGATGGACACGAAGTTTCCGTTTGACCATCATGGTTTGAACATTACGGATACCGTCCTCGACGTCGTTATCGGCGTCTTTGACACGGTACCCTCTATTCCTAAGAGCCGCCTTAAAGCTCGCCGCGGAGGGATCTAGAATTGTGTAAATTGGGATGTCGTCCACCCCTACAAATGCCTCAAAGTCATCGGCATACTGGCTATCTTCCTTCTGGACGCCTTTCTCCTTGCCACTGTAATAATACTCGTTCAAAATCCAGCAAACATCGCCGTCGTCCCATATATCCAAAAAGACCATCGGGTTACTTGTCCCGTAGTCGATCGCAATGTAACGCCGCGCCGTCATTTTAAAGCCGGGGATTAAATCCTCATCATCAAAGGTGTTTTCCTCGTCATCCCACATATCGTAAATAATGCCTTCGGCCAGTACCCACAGCCCGAGGACGAAACGCTTGTAAAATATACCACTGAACATGTTCCGATAAAACTCTTTGCGTTCTTTCGACAGGCTCGGGTTATCATCCATAACGAAATGTAGATGAAGCGCATTTCTTTTTTTCAACTGATCGATCCATTCCACTTTGAACCAGTGGTAAGGCCCGGCAGGGTTACAGTTGAACCAAAGTTTAGAATCATCGATCGAGCAGCGCGCCGTAGCCTGGTTGACAAACGATTGAGGCATTAGGGCAACTTCATCGAAAAACATGCCTGCGAGCGTGATCCCCTGAATCAAGTCTTGACTGCGCTCGTCCTTACCGCCGAACAGAAAGATATAATTTGTCACAAGACCGCGCGTAATCGTCAATACATTTTCCGTCCGGTTGTCGTGTACGAAATAACCGCGGCTGCGTAGCATACGTTTTAACGGACCGATCACATTCCGACGGAGCGCGCCTATCGTTTTCCCGGCCATCCCCAATTGTTCATTAACAAAGGTATCCATGGCCCAACAAATGTAACTGAACGACATAGCGACAGTTTTACCGGCTCGGACCGATCCGTCGCAGATCAAAGCAGACTTGTCCCGGTGTGGACTCTCCGGCATCCACCAGGTGAGAACCTTAAGTTGCTTTTTGGAGAATGGCGACCAGCGAAAGGTAGGCGGCTTAAGCTTCAGTTTCATCGTCCCACACCTCGGCCGTCATTCCCTTTAGAGCATCAAGGAAACCATCGTCCTGCATTTCAGGATCGCGGCCGTTTTTCAAAATATTTAGCTCGTGCCGATACTTTTCTAGCTTAAGCTGCTTTTCTTCATCCATGAACCGGTTCTTCAACTCGATTGCCTTCAGCTTCTTGTCCTGGACGCGGGTCAGAGCTTCTTCGAGTTTGATGATATCGTCGATCTTCCGGTACTCTTTCTCCTCGATCTGCGACTCCACCAATTCGGTTCGGGTAACAGGGACCGTTTTCGTGACCCCCGACTTGTCGTCACGAACCGGTACGGCGTCCTTGATTTCTTTCAATTCCCACAGCACCCGGCGCTCTTTCTCCGTTAATCCTTCCATAAGGCTTTGAATGCGCTGCAGCATGCGGCGCTCCCTAATGCTTAGCAGAGTTATTGCTTCGTCCGCCTGCTGGATAGGGTCCGTAGTGACCTGCGCTATCAGCTCCTGCTCGTCAGGCTGCAGCGCATCAAGCCATATCGCTTCGTATTCTCCGGTCGTTACGGCCTTCTTATTTCCGAGCGGGCCGCCGGGGCCGCCGCGATTCCCCATTGCGTTCTGGTTGCCCTTCGGAGCCCCGCCTTTATTACCTACGGCGTTTTTGTTTCCCTTTGGGGCACCGATCTTTTTACGTTGTACAACACTGGATTCAGAGTGTTGTACAACATCGTTATTCCCTTGTTGTACAACACTCCATAGTTCTTTATCTCGTTGTTTCCATACGGCGATTTTCTTTTCATCGACACCAAGCATTTCTGCGATCTGTCGATTTGTTATTTTGCCATCATGCTCTCGCCATATCTCTGCCGCGCGGTCACGATTTGGGTCACGTTCTTTCCCCATACTACACGCTCACCACCCCCAACAGAAAAACGAGCTCCTCTCAGAACTCGTCTTTCTGCAATTCAATGTCTATTTCGATTAGCTTTTTCAGGTCATCAACCGTCCGGAACTCGATGCGGCCATCCTGAAAGTCCTTTACCCACTTGGCTATGCTCGCCTTGATGATTTTCCGGTATTGAGCTTTGGATTCGAGTATTCCTTCCATTACCGCAAGCTCATGTTGTAATAAAATATCGTGTTCGTTGCTTGTTCCCATTGCTGTATCCCTCGACTTTCCTTTATTATGGAAAACGAGATAGCGGATGTCTGCAAAATGCCGCGCGCGGCGGGCCGCTATCTCAGTCGGGGGATACCCTGAGGACGGAGGCGTTAGCGCGCCTCCTTTTTCTATTCCGTGCTCCCGGACCGGGACAATAAAACCGGCTCTATGCCAGTCCCTTCATAGAATCTCTTCTTAATGACGTCGCAGAATATCGGGTCAAGCTCCAGCGTCCGGCATATCCGGCCCATCTGCTCGCAGGTCATAAGCGTTGAACCGCTGCCGCCGAAGAAATCCACGACGATATCGCCGGACCGGCTGCTGTTCCTGATCGGGATCGCCAGGAGCTCGAGCGGCTTTTGCGTAGGATGGACATACTTGGTTACATCGCCTCGGGATACCTCCCAAACCGTTTCCGGCTGCGGCTGCTCTACAGGCAACCCGGACCGCCAAACTGTCGTTTGCTTGCGGTCGCCGTACCAGGCCGGAGCCTCCCTCCGCAAATGAGCATAGAACACAGGCTCGTGCTTGTATTTGTATTGAGCGAATCCGAAAGTAAAAGCGTTCTTTACCCAGATGCATTGGGTCCGAACAACGATACCGGCTGCATTCATGCTATCCTCGAACTGCCGCTGATAGGAGGAAGGATGGAATACGTATATCGCGGCAGCCGGGTTCATGATGGCGGCATAGTTCGAAAAAATGGAATTCAAAAAGCCGGCGAATTCCTCAGCCGGCATGTCATCGTTCATTATCTTCCCCCGGCCGTCCGCGGCCAGTCTCGCCGAATCGCTCTCAACCGCCACGTTGTACGGCGGGTCAGTCACCACAAGCGCGGCCTTGGTGCCGTCCATGAGCCGTTGGACATCGTCCCGGTCAGTAGCGTCACCGCACATAAGAATATGCCGACCAAGCTGCCACACATCCCCGCGGCGCGTCTCGGGTTCTTGGATCTCATCCAGCGCTCGCTGCACGTCGAAGTCATCTTCTGTTACCAGGGGATCAACTTCCGTGTCAACCGGAAGCCCCTGCAGCAAATTGTCCAGCTCGTCGATCGTAAATCCGGTTTGAACCGAGATCTCTTCGATGGAGAAGTGCGCCGTCAACTCTTCCAGTAGCGAAGCAAGCATTTCCTCGTTTGTACGGCCGCGGAGATTGCTCAGGCTGACGGTCAGAAGTTTGGATTCCTCTTGGCTCGTCTCAACGACGACACATACAAGCTCCTGCAGTCCGGCATCTACAGCCGCGCGCCAGCGCTTCTCTCCTTTTATGATGGTCATATCCGGTCGGACAAGAATCGGCTGCAGTACACCATGGAGCCGGATACTTTCGACCAAGGAACGATAACGATGATCGTCCATTTCGTTTGGGTTCCATCCGTTTGGCCGTAGCGCATCAACGGTTATCGTTTCGATCCTCACATGACTCACCCTTTCTCAAACCATTGCTTATTGATCTCAGCCGCTATTCTCTTCATCATGAGCGGCGGAACGCTCATTCCGCAAACATACTGAACACCCGCATCCAAGAAATCATAGTCCCGCGGGAATGTTTGCATGCGGATCATATCTATTTCACTAATATGATGGGGCTGGTCAGCTCGAATATAAACAGAAGAGCTCACGAGGGTATTCGGCACCTTCTGATCTTTAATGATCATCGTGTTAAAGTTGCTTTCCTTCCCTTCTTCCCTCTTTGTAACGTCCCCCATGTTCGTATCTTTCGGCCGCCTTTTCAGCCACCTTCGATAAGTTATCCCACTGGTCTTTATAGCCGGGGCAACTCACCGTTCGGTATCTCCTTGAACTGCTGGATCGGCATCAGAAAGGAGAACCGCGGATCATGGTTATGCCGGTATATCCGCATCATTTGGGGATCGATCTCCACATTACCGAGAACGGTGTACCCCGCCAACTTGTATCCCATGGTAGAGCCACCGCCGCAGGAGAAGCAGCTAAACACCTTGCGGTCATTATTCGGCACCCGGTCAAGATCTTTCAGGCTCCAATCCCATTCGGGCCTCATGTTGCATCCCCACCCGTAGAATCGAACAGGAAGCCGCAACGCGGGCATTTACAGCTAAAGTGATCCTCGTCGAACTCGGCCGTATCCAGCTCGCGATTCTCGAAATCCCCGAGTTGATCCTCCGGGAGTTCCCGAAAGTCATCGATCATGCGGTCGATCTCCCCCGAGTCGAAACCGGAAAGAGACATGTCAGCTCCGCTGGTCTGAAGCTCAGCAAGCAGACGGGCCAGCGCTTCGTCATCCCAACCGCCCTCGACTTTATTTAGCGCGATATTCAGCAGCTTCTCCTGCTCCGGGTCCATATCGACCACGGACACCTCGATCTCCGTCCGGCCCTGCTCGTTCACGAGGATCTTATACCGTTGATGGCCGCCGACCATATTCCCGGTCCGTTCATTCCAGACGATCGGGTCGATGTAACCGAACTCCTCGATCGATCGCTTCAGTTTTTCATATGCCGGATCGCCCGGCTGCAGATCAATCCGTGGGTTATACGTGGCAGGGTTGATCAGTTCTATCGGGACAGTTTGGATGTTCATACAGATCTCCTCCCAAAAGAAAAAGCACCCAAAGGTGCTTATACGTAAAGTATATATTTAATTGGTCCTTCTTCATCTCGTGTAGAAAGTACAATGGTGCTATCGTTCACTTCTTCGAAAACTTCTTCTATCAGCGGTTGTTGTTTCTTCATGTTTGCAAGTACAAGATTATCGCCCTCGATGAAAACGGTTAGCCCGGAAAAATGCTGTGTTTCCACCCTATCCCCATAAAACCTAGTATAATGCCCGCTTACTTCTTTTGATTTTTGAAAAAGTTCCCGAACCATATCGATTTTTTTCACGTAACTCCCCCTCTAAGTACTCTCCGTTGTGTTGAGTTGGTTTTTGTGCAAATGAAAAAGCATTGGACCCATTTATTTTTGTGGAGTTGAAGTGTTTTCCGTTTCTTTATACGTTAAATATAAGTAAAGGGTCTTCATATTCCTTATTGAAAGCAGTATTGAATGTATTGCGATAACTAGCCATAAACCCGCAAGTCCCCATGCCCACCAATAGATCGGCCATTTCTTCAAAGGTTCAGGAATAAATGAACCAATATAATAAAGAATGATGCTTGAAAATACAACAATGAGCTGGATAATAACAGCCCAAGTAAAGAAACAAACTACGGTATCAAAAAGCCTTAGCTTACCGTCACTTGTTTTCGTTTCCTTTAGCTTTCTTGCTGGTCCTCCGGTTATTGTCGAAAGAATCGTGATACTAGCGATATTAAATCCGGCCAATATTGAGATCGCTGCAATAACCTGTCCACTAACCTGTTGAAATTTCTCAATCAACACAGACAGTTTATCTGCTGTAAATGAGGTGAAGTACAATAGGACTGCTGCTAATACCACCGGAAAGAACAGATCGACAATCAACTCCGAAATCGACGCATCTTTCCAGTACCTTCTAAACGTCACTATAGGGAAGTTATTCGCCTTATAGAACGCTTTTAATTTACGCATCGTCGTCCTCTCTCCTTAGTGGAGCTCTGGCTTGGGCAATTTGACTTAATACAGTTTCCACAGAACGTAATGTTGGTTGCCCTGTTCCATCAACTTCTACCCTTCTTTTATACTTTTCTTGTGATTCATCCATGCGAATTACCTTTTCAGCTCCAGCTAGTTTCCCTTTGACTACAATTTTAGTTACTCCTGGTTTGTCTTTGTAGCTTCGGATAAAAGGAACCGCTCCTGCTAAGCCGCTTCTTCTAAATTTTGCAGAGAAGTCCAGTTTTACTGTGGTGGCATCCATACGATCTGCTTCTGATTGAAGTAACTGAACAGCAGCATTTTCGTCTGCAGCGGCCTGCGCCGTAGTAACCTCTATTGAGACCTTATTAACCGAATTCAACGCTTGAATATTATCAAAAAACGAACTATCTAAGAGGGTGCAGATTTGGATATAGGTTAACTGACTGTGGCGAATAATTGGTTCCCCAAATTGTTCTAAATATTCTTCAACACGCGGCCTGTTCAATTTTGAATGTGATTGCAACAAGAACAAGCCATCACTCTTGCGTATTAAAAAATAGGTGTACAGTGTTTCTCCTTCCCTTAGGTTTTTTGGATTTGGACGACGTCTCAAATTGTCGGCATGGATTAATTCTCCTGTTGTTCCATACTCAGCATATGCAAAGCGCCCAAACAAATAGTTCATTTCATTTGAGAAATGATCCAAGTAGATTAACCAAGAGTCATGAAACCGTTGTGTTTTTTGATCATCCGACAAGTTATAAATATGGTCGATTAGTTGTGCAACGATCGTTACATCCCACTTAACCGCGTCAACTTGATGTCTTCCCTTCAGGTAATGTAAATCGATTTGATACGCATAAAAGTTCTTAATTTTTGTTGGCAATTTCTATACCCTCCTTTTTGCCTAGTTATTCGACAAAAAGGGAGAATATTCCTGCATTATGAATAGAAAAATGGCAAAAAAAGCAAAGCCATGATGAAATTTATTGTGTTTTTTTACCAAATATATTACAATTGACCTAGGCCTTGTGGGAAAGCATCCCCGGGCCTCATTTTTTATTGTCACTATATGTTGGCAAGTGTACTACAAAAAAAGGAGGTTTCGAATGGGTACCGCTGATTGGATCAGGAAGAAGCAACTAAGTACCTTTTTTACGAAAACAATCTTATTTGCTGGCGTCGTGGCTTTTGGTTACTGGGTCATATTTCATGGATTACCACTTGCCCTTGAACATTCTCTTTCCGGCCTCACCAATTGGAAGTGATTAAAAGAAGCAGCCTACCCCACAAGGAATAGGCTGCTCAATTTATTTTCTTCGATTTTCTGCTTGGCCCGCTCGATGTTTGTCTGAACGGTCCTCTTCTTCAAATCCAACTCCTCTGCAATCTGCCTCATTGAGAACCGGAAGGCTACATGCAGAACAAAGCATTGCCGTTCCCTTTCGGAGAGATTGCACATCGCATCGTTAAGCTTAAACCGTTCTTCTTCAGTCAACTCCCGATCCGGCCCCGCCGGCCTGGTAATCAACTGCTCCATCCAAGAAGGGTCCCAAACCTTTGTTCGCTGGTGTACTGAACGCCGATCAATACCTCTTCGGCTCCCCGGCATGCGGCCGCTCTCAAGCCACTGCTCTACAAACTCGCAATCGCTGATCATCTCCGAAATCAACGAGCGGTCTTCTTTGTCTGCCGTTCGATTGTACAAAGATATGAGATCCTTCCTCGCCTTGCGGTATTCTAGCAGTAAGTCATGTAGACTCATCCTTTGCACCTCCGCTGTCATGCATATTGGTTACTGCTGCTTGGCAACGATTCGATCGATGCTCGCTTCGACTTGATTTCGTTAAAGTCTCCCCAATCGCCATGAAAAAAATATAAAATTTTCTTTATTTTACATATTTTATACATTGTGTTATGGTTTAGTTGATGAAATACATTTTGAATAGCTGGCCAGCTTTCAAATAAACATGGGCACAAAAAAACGGAGGTGTTTTAAGATGAAACTCCCAAAACGTTCCCTACTGATGACGGTTCTTTCAATCATTCTCGCTCTAAGTTTTTCAACGGCAGCGTTTGCCGCACCGAGCCTAATTTTTCCAAAAGGGACATCTAGCAATCCCGCTTATATTTCCAACGCCCCGGATTTTTTTGGCTGGAACCAATCGTCCTCGGATAATGAAGCAGAGCTGTTTCTTTCGGCAAGCAACGGTTTTCATTACACTGTTTCAACCTCTTACCCAGCGGGAAAAACATATGGAAACTTTTATTTATCCCAAGGGATGAAAGATGCTTTGCCAAGAAACACACCAATCAGGGTCTCTCTAAAAACGTACAGTAATTCAGATTTCACGGGATCGGACACCGGTTACTTTGTCATTCAAAATTAGTTTTGAGAAAATTGGGATGTCTATTTTTATAGACATTGTCAGATTGGTGAGAAACCCACGTTTTTAAGAGCGTGGGTTTCTTCACGTGCTATTCGTCAGCCGCTCCCAGCAGGTTCTGGTGCGGGCAATAGTAGTCCACCAACTCGGACTTACCGCTTCGCGGTACGGCGATGATATACCTGTCGTAGTTCGCAATCATCGCGTCAAATTTTCTTTGCGATGCCCGCAATCCTGCGGAAGGAACATTCGAGCATTTTTTAGGCCGGGAACAACTGCATGCACCGTTCCGCGCTTCTCCTTTTCACTTTTTGTGCCTGGCTACTCCATTTAACCTTGTCGCCGATATTCCACAATGCTCAATTCCCTCCCACTTTGAAACCAAGTTTTTTAAGCTGCATGCGGTCTGCTTCTACACTTCCTAATGTTGCCTCGGGACTGACGCCGGTGATTTTTGAAAACGCATCTTTCAATACAATGATTTCTTGACCTCCGTGCCTGACAACAAAATTACCAGTATGATGCTTCTGGTAAGAGATAGTCTCAGGGGCTGCTCCTTCTTGCTTGATCTGGCTCATCGTTATTTCGCCGGCTTTCCTACTCTCGATCAGATCATCAAATATCCGCTGTATGTTGTCCACCGTCGACGTCTCATAAGTGGCCAACCAACACAAGGTTTGCTTTTCAGCTTCAGTTAACTGCCGCTTAAGAGTCTGCTCTATTGAAATCAGCCGTTCCGCGCGCTCGATCCATTCATCGATCACATCGTGTTTCGTGTGTGGATTGCTGCTAGTAATGTGTTCCCTGACGTCAAACATTTCGGCTCACTCCAATCTTCTTTTATTTCCGAATCACACTTCTCGTTCCGCCACTTCAAATGTGAATTCGTCTTCGAAAAACAGGCTCATGAGATATGCACAACCGGCTTCTTTATGTTCATGCTTTGGTTCCCATGATCCTAAAATAGCTTTGATGTGCCGCAGCGCCTTCTTTCCGTCGACACCTGCACGTGGGGTAACATTAAGTTTATTGAGTCCCCTAAGAAACCATTTTCCAACGAGGTCATTCCACTTAGTATGTCCGTCTTGAAACTCCCTTGGAATATCGCTCATCGGCGGCAGCAGTTTCTTCATATCCCCACCAAAGGCCAATTGCACATCACTCACATCAACTGGTTTGCTCCAATTTTTCACGCAATGATACCTCCCAATGTTTTCTAAACCACTTCAATACGAATTAAATTCCGGATGTCTCGAACATGATCATCTATATCCCCGAAACTCCGAATTTCCAACTCGATGGGCGAATCTTCACCTTTGAAGTACAGCAGCACCTTCATGCCATTCACCGCCGATTCCCGTAGTCTATATTCAAACTTTCCGCAGCTCACGCCGGCGCCGTTCAAACTCGGTAATGCAAGCCGATTCCAGTTCCTCGATCTCCCCGAAGTCTTTGTCCTTCACTTCGGCCACGATGTAATGCGGGATGACCAAAAATTCGGTTCCGCATTCGCTGCAAGCTGGTCTTGCGAAAGCATAGCATCCGTATTTTTCGTCGGTTTGGATGTCATCGAAGTCGAAATCAGCATTTTCGAATACGACGAAACCCTTACATCCTGGTTGATTGCATTTATGTGCTTCGATTGCCACGTTCAGCCCTCCCATTCATTTTGATTAGAGCTTATCGATCAGCTTCTCAATAAGCTCTAAGATTTTGGGGAAGAATAACAAAAGGCCAATTCCAACAAAAACCAATAAGCAGCCGCATCCAGACTTTAGATCGTTGTTCAATTAGGTACGCCTCCGCCTATTCCTTGTATTTCTGTATTCATCCTGCGTTCACGAATTGGCTAGCCCACAAAACAAATATCACGGCAGCCATAAAGCCAAGGATGCTTGTAAGCGCCCCAGATAGAGCCATTGCAGCACCGTCACCTTTCAATTTGTATGCACATATGACTCCGACGAAAGGAGATACGCACATAATTGTGATAGCTAACAATGCTATCAGACCAACAAGCCGATCGTCATTCATTGCCGCCCCTCCTATTCAGTTTCTTGTGATCCGAATAAATCCGGCTCCAGTGCTTTGAGTAGCCGGCAGGCATCTTCCGCGGTGCCCCTCCCCTCAAGGACCCGATGGCGCAACTCGTCATCGATCGGCCCCCAATTCAAGAACTTACCTTTCTCGTAAGCGTCCGCCAAGTCGTTATTGAACGCCAGAGCCAGAAGGCAGAAACTCTCCCCGTCGTCTCCGGCCTCCGTGATCTGTTCATCCGTCACCCCCACGGACCGCAGCTTTTGCCGGTTTTCCTTATTGTCAGCCACAAGGATATATGCGTGGTCGCCGCCTTCCTGGTCTATCACTTCGAGGCTGTTCAGAACGTCAATTATTGCTTGTTGGCCGTCAGCCACCTTGTTCCAGTCCCGGACGCGCTGCAGTTCGATTCCCAACACAATCTGTCCTGGAGTCTGACCGTAGTCAGTTATATAAGTGATCGTGAATGCTGCTTCCCGGCCTGTATACACTCCTGTATCCGTTTCCCATTCACGTTTGAATAGGGTGTCTCCTACTTGGTAATTTCGGTCGTTCTTTCGAATCGTGAACTTCTTGATCCCGGTTGCTGCAGGTTCAAAATATTGCGGAAGTGTCTTTACTTCATGAACTCGATTCATGGCTTATCCTCCCATCCAAGTCTGTAACCCTTGAGCGTGTACCCGATCTTGATCCAAAATGGATTTCGTTTCCGTCGCTCCCGGACCGCGACTTCCCAACATTCGATATTTTGGTATCCGGGGAGGCGGCAGGGATATAATCCCCAACCTCCCCCTGGTGTGTAATAACCATGCTGCCTGATTTCTCCCATTGTTGTAACCTGAGACTCTACCGGCTTTCCGAAGATGCTATGCGTGATCAAAGTGACTTTGGTCCCCGCTGGCAACGCTTTGATGTTCTCGGCTGGGGTTAAGGCCTTCAACCTCCATCACCTTCCCCATTGATCGGCAAAATTCTGTTCAGCTCAAGCAAAATATCCCGGTAGACTTCCTTTTTCCCATGTACCCGGGTCCGCTGCTCCATTCGGGTATTTGGATCGTCCAGAATCGTGGTTGCGGACCGCTGCCGTTGATGATAGACCTCGATAAGCTGTTCCAGATCTTCGTACATCTTCCGTGCCAGCATCAGGAGTTCTTGCATGTCCTCGTATGCCACTTCGCACTCTTCTGCGTATGCTTCTTCAAGGAGACTCAATCGGTTTATCACGGCTTTCACCTTCTTTCTTGTCTATCCGATGAATATCTGCAAGCATCATAGCGAAATTCGCAACGTCCGCAGCTTCTCTAATAATAGCTTCCGGGGCATCGCCAACTTCAAGGCTTGCTCGCAATTCGTGGAATTCCTCATGCGTTCGGGAAATAAGATATTCCCATTCGCAGTCCGTCCAGCCGCCCTTGTGATCGTTTTGCTGTAGCACAAGCTCCATCTGTTCCGCGAACCAACGGACCTCCGGCCGCAGCGTAACCGTCTCCGATTCTTTCTTGTCTATCTTTGCTAGGACCGATCGGGCGCGCTGTCCTCCATCAATATGAATGTTTGACGATCCCGTTAGAATGCCACGCCAGTTGGCATCGTCCTCGTACCATTCCAGCGCCTCACGCATGGCTGAATTGGCTTTCTTAGCTGGATTGCCGATATTCTTGATCCAAAATTCATACTCAGTGACAGCCAATTGCAAGGCATCTCTCTCTCTGGTGAGGCGTTCGATCTCGTCCAAATGAGCATTGTGCATTCGGACCAAGAGCCGAGCATTCGGGAAAAGCGATTCGTCAAGCGGAATCCTTGGTTTCGTGAATCCAAATTTCTCGAAAATGGACCAGCATTCGCCCAGCGTTTTGGGCTCTTCCATGCGTTGGCTCATACGTTCCCTCCGCCCTCAAGCTTTTCAAGCGCTAGCAGCACCAGTTCTATGCCCTCCCACGTCGGCGCAAATCCATTTTGTTCCATCACACTTTCAACTCGCTTAAGAAATTTAATATCAATGGTCCAACCGCCTTTTTTATCCTTCTGGCGTGGAAACTTATATTGGCTCATCCCTGTTCCCCTCCTAGGCGGAATAGTCGTTTGTGGCAAGCTATACAATAGGTAAACTTGCTCCTGAGTTTATAGGACAGCCCTTCGTGCATGTCTCCGTTTTCCGCTTCTCCTCCGTCGAATTTGTGACGGTATATTGCGTTGCCGCTCACCGTGTACTTTCGTAGTACCCTTCATCGGAGCCGCAATGCGGGCATTCCTTGAGTTGCTTCACCCCTGTTCCCCTCCTCTCAAGGCTAGGAGAGCTAATAGAGCTAATAGAGCGGCCATGGCAACAGCGTGCGGAGCATTCGGCATCATCGAAAGGTGCGCCATTTCTAACCCATTTCTGATTATTGCGCAATCGACTAATTTGTTACGCCCGAATGTTACAAAGTCGATATGAACATCTAATCCGCGCCGTTGCATCTCCTCGACGACCAGTCCCATGCCTTCCCATGTGGTGGAATATGGCGCAGCTTCCCTCCAGCCTCTTCCATTGTGGTAGCAGAACCCCCGGGGGAATTCCGTAAACGTACGTCCGAATAGAACTTCGTCTATCTGCCGGTCCAGTTCCGGCCCCGGCTGCATGCTTCTGACATCATGCTCCATCACGATTCGGCACCCCCGATCGCGAGGAGAGCGGCCTTACATATGGCTTCGGGGGCAGTTCGTGCGGATATAATGATGGTTCCGATTCTGCATGTGTACCAATCGGTATCATCCTGATCAAACCACTTTTTCAGAATTGGCATATCGAATTTAACGAATATTTCCCATGCTGCGGATATATCAATGGAATACTTCGGTATGCTTTCCCAAGCTTTTTCCTCGGTAGTACTCCAATGCCTGTCATACCACCCACCCAAGAAAGGTCTAGCATCATTTGGGCCAAAGTCTCCAATGATGATGAACATATCCTCACGCCCTTCGAGGCCGCACGGTCTTGCGTTATACAATGTTTTTGCAATCAGCCGGTCCATCTCCGGACCTGGCTTCATATCCCGTATCTGTTGTTCATTCATGGCTTTCGACCTCCTCTACCTTTTGGAGTAGTTCCGGGTTATCGTAGATGTTGCCGATGACTTCGATTGGCTCATACACTGCGTTAACAAGTTGGATCAATGGGACATAATAGCTTTCATATCCGATGTAGTTCACCCAGTATTGACCATTTAGAAAATGTACATAACCAGTGAAAGTCGCCATATTACTTTGCTCGCGCGCCTTCACTACATCTCCCTCGTATATCTCCTGCCCGTTCGGGTATTCTTCCGTTCTCTTGATGTCTCGGAGGCCGGTGTATTGCCGCAATTTGCACCGCTCAAAGGGGCAATCAGCATTTGGGGATTTATTTCTGATGAAGTCAAAAATCTCGGCATCCTCTTTGCATTGAGACACATCGTAGTAGCCAATACTCCGATCGAGCAAATCTATTTGGGCCACCTGGACCATTTTCTTTTCGGCTTCAATCCACGCTTGAAACTTGTATCTCATCCGTTCCATTCCTCCCTACATCATTTCCCATATTGTTTTTTGCCCGAGTGGATGACGGTCCAATCTCGGCCTACTCGGTACGCTCCAGCTTTTCCCCGGAGTTTGGTACAAAGACTTCCACCCCGCCGCCCGCAAGCTGGTGCCCGGCTCATGTACCAGCGTATACGTAATGATTCGACGATATCCAAGGGCCTTTGCCGCCCGCCAAGCAGCGCCGTATAGCATCGAGGCCGCATTAGGCGTGCCGTCCGTGCAGCAGCGTGTGACTTCCAGCGTGCGACCGTTGTCCAGATACCGGGCAACCGGCCTGCCTACTATGATCACGCCGACAACACGATACTCGTCAGCCACAGCGATACTGAATTTATGCCCCTGCGGCGGAACATGATGCCTATGGTACTGCCGGACAAACTCGGACGCCTCGGCAAATGTAATTGGCTGTAGGCTTAGCACCGGTCTATCCCCTCCTTTACAATCCAATAGCTCCCTGCATAAACTCACGCGGTACGAACGGAATCCACTGTTCGCCGTATTCCTTGAGCCATTGCTCGACCGATTTACGTCGATTCCAGTCAGCTCGGGGAATCCAACTCGTGTTGTCGCCCTGTACTGCCGCCTCATATGGTGCGAACCATTCGTGCCTGATCATGCCAAGCATGTGTACCCGTGCTGTTGGCCTGTGGTCGTAAAAAATTTCATCCAAATATCGGCGCCGTTCGTCATCCCGCATTCGAACCAAACCACCTATGCCGATCATGCGCTCGGTATGAAGAAGATGAAATGCGTCGCCCTGCAAGATAGGGATAGGCTCATATCCGCGCTTTCGCATATCCTTGAGATACCAAGCAGTTGCTTCCGAATCTCCAATCTCGTCATACTGGAAATACTGGTCCTTGGAACGTGCATATCTGTCCAAATAGTCACGGTACCCCTGATAGCTGATTGCGTCTTCCGAGAACGTCCCCGGGTCCCAAAGCACCGTCCTGTTCGGCATATGCTGAGCAAGCCACGTCGGATATTTTCGAAGAAGGGTAGCCGAAAGTAGCCAATATGGTATGGAAGAAGCCGCCGCAGCCAGATGCTTGCGGTTTACACCTGCGACATAAATGATCCGTTTCACCCGGTATCATCCTTTCCGTTTCTTTAATGCCTGCCTATAATTTGCGGCCCATTGCCTACCGTCCCGGGTGTAATCTACCTTGTTATGGCAGGTCCCCGTGTTTGTGGACGGACCGCAGAGCATCGCTATGTCTTGAGCCGTCGTTTCGTCGCAATTCCGCCTACGGATCAAATGAGCTGCTTCTAAGCCCCATCTGCGCCCCGTTTGATCAACGCTCCCCGCAGCCCACCCGCACCATTCGCAACGTCCCTGTGCGCGGTGTGCGGCCTCGTCGTACACTTCCTTGGTGATGCGCCCGCGCTCTTTCGCTGTCTTCTTGGAGCGCCCATACTGCGGTTTGGGGGCCGGATTCCACTCGTTCGCGAGGTTACGCCCCATGGATCGCGCCTCCTCAATGAATCAACGCCGGTTGTTGCTTTTCTTCCGGCGACACCCATACCGGGTCCCAACTTAAAGTGAAGAATTCCCCGGCCTCTGCCTGAGCAGCCGCCATCAAAATCACGTTCCCCATCTGTTCGGCAGCCTTGCAAGGAACTGCATTTCCAATGTACTCCCGAGCTTTGGCATCACTGCATCCCTCAAGCTGAAACGGCCGGCCGTCTGGAAGATGGGTCGAAAAACTCTGTAGCATGGCGAGCTCGTATGTGGTCAATGGCCGGTGCCATGTTCCGTCCTGAGCTATGATCATCCAAACGCCCGCCTCATTGTCCGCGGGAACGGGTCGGGGATCGGCCACGGCGGCAGGTCCGGCGTGAACGTCCAGGCTACCGGTAACGGTCTTGGCAGGCTGCTCCCAATCTTGCACACCCATGGTATCGGCCCTTGGCGCTCCGGTGATACGCGGGTCCCCGATAATCTTGCCGCTGCCAGCAGAAACGCTTCCGGTCGTGATAGTGGGGGATGCAGCCTCCCATTCGCTCACCCTATACGTTCCGTTGTGGTATTGCTGATTCAAACGCGGGTCTGCGACGAGTTGTCCGCCGCTTTGGACGTCCGTGACACCTGTCACCGTGGCAGCAGGTTCGTCGGCCGCCTGTACCCTGAATTTGTCCGTATAGCGTCCGGGGCGATCAGCAATGCGTGGATCGCTGATGCTACCTGCCGCCTGCATGATGCGATTTGCCGAACGGACAGTTTTTGCCGATTCATTCCAACCCTGCACTCCATAGCTGTCCGGATGTAGTTTTGTATTGACGCGCGGATCAGCAACCGCAATCGCTCCACTACCCAATCGGGTACCAGTGACACAAGGCGCAACCTCGTCCGCGCTTACGATACGATAGGCTGCCGGATGGCGGCTTGTGCGCTCCTGCAGCTTGGGATCGGAAACGCACGCTGCACCTTGACTGGGTCCCGTTGCACCTGTGACACAGACTGCGGGGCTGTCAGCCGGCTGTACCCGTAGCAGATTCGTCTTGCCGTCGCTGCCGATCTGCAAACGGGGGTCCGACACCGCTGTTACCCCATTACTCCGTCCGGGGCCGGCCGTGCTGGTTACCGCCCTGCTGCTTTCGTTCCAATCAGCCACCTCGTACGCCCCGCGCCGAGGTTCATGGATTACGCGCAAGTTTTCGTAGTCAACCTTGTTCAGATCTCGCCAATCGCCGCCAGCGGGGATAAGCGCGAGCCGCATCCACGTTTTCCACTGGAGCTTCGGCAGTCGATGCAGCGGGCCGCCCGCCACCGTATCGCCAGGAGTTGGCAGTGGACCGATTATGTCACCGATCGTTCGCAATGGTTTTTTCTCAGGGTAGTAAACAAAATTGGGTATCTGCGCCTCGTGACGTGCAAGAATAAGGAAGCGAACACGATTCTGCCCAAGCCCGCCGATCTCCCCGAGATTATGATCCGCACGTATACTTACTGCATAACCGTATTTCTTTAGAAGCTTCTTGATTTGCTTCAGCAGCGGCTTTCCCCGCGTGTTGATTCTTGGCACGTTTTCGAGTTGGATAATAGCCGGAACGGACCCGCCGTACTCCTCACACGCTTGGAGTGCTAGTTCAAGACCGCTGACGGTCAGAAAATTCAGGGCTTGGTATTTGTCTGACTCCGCTTTTTCATTTGGGAGCAACCCACTCAGCCCCTTGCAGGGTGGCGAGGTGAATAAGAAGAACGGAACTTGATATCTAAACGCCACCCAGATCTCCCATGGAGTTACTTCCCCCCAGTCTTCCGGCGGTTCATGACCATGCCACGCTACGTATTGCCAGCGCCGGAACAAGTCCATCACGACCGCCGTCTTCTCTCCAGTGATCAGATCATGATTCTTGCATGCGACCGGATCACTATCAATGGAACAAAGGAGTTTAAAACGATAAACCTTCCCGCCGTATTCGACTTGTGAACGAATTAGTCCGGCCGACTCGCCACCGATACCCCCAAATAAAACGGCTGCTGTTTTATATAGGACGTTTTGATACATCCGTTTCATCTCCCCTGGGCCATTCAAGTATCAGAACTCCGGCGCCTGTCAGCAATTTTTTGGTTATGAAGCATGTTGTGATGTCGGAAAAAATTAACTACATGGGGAGTCGTTTCGTCGGAGCCAGGCATTAAGATTTGCAGTTTTGCATGGATGAGGCTAATGAACGTCTGGAAGATCTCGAATAATTCGGCAGTCGCTTGTTCAACGTCCAAATCACTAGATTCGACTACCCGCTCGAAAGACTCAATCGTAGCGTAAAGTGCAATTCTTTGTTCGGTAGGAAGATAATCTCCCTCAATAGTAGGAATGATTAGATGTAAATTAGCCGGCTGCATATTCGAAGCCCAGTATAGTTCATCGCGTTCTGCTTGAAGCGCGTCGCGCTCTTGAGACAAGCGTTCAATGTCCTCGTGAAGATGTGCGAGCTCCTGGCGTGCTTTCCCGAGAGCTATAGTTTCTGGCACCAAATGATCTTTCTTTGTCGCTTCCTTTCGGGGTACGCTTTCGTTAGCCTTGCCTTTTTTGGTTGTTTGTTCTGGTACCGATGTTTTACCTGGGGTTGGTGTTGCAGGATTTTTTGGATCAGAAACTTTATATTGCGCTAATTCTTCTTCACTTAATTTGTAAACCTTTACCTTTCCTGAACCTCTCGAAGCTGCTTCTCGTTGTTTATCAACTTTCGGCACCACGGTTCTCGTCATCGTTATTCGCTCCTTTGCACTCATTTCGTGATTTTCGGCACTCGCTCATGTATCCTCGTAACACCCAAACGATCTCAACCATCCATAAGCCTGCCAATATATCGAGTAGAATCTGCATGTTCAGATCCCTTTTGAGATTCTTCTCTGCTCGTTGGTGTATTTGTGAACGACAACCATCTCCTTAGGGGTGTCTCGTTCAACAAGCCAGTTTTCCAAGATTAGGCCGGCCTCTTTGATTGCAATTTTCTGGCGGCGTGTCGGCCGCGTCCCCTGTTTCATGGTCCTACCTCCCTAATCCATGCAAAAATATCCTTTATTAATCCGCTCAACATCCGAATCCGTAGCCGGCTGAATGAGGAACGGACGATCACCGATCCAAACCACCAACTGCTCATGATCCGCAAGCGCTAGTAAATGATGCTCGATCTCCGCTGGTAACATAAATCCTCCTATATGGAGGAGCAGCTTACGCTGCCCCACTCTGATCCGACATTCTTTCTTTTACGAGTTTCTTATACTTGGTCCAAGCAGCGTTTAAAGCTGTGGAAGGGATTTTTAAACTTCGTGCGATATCCACCCAGGACTCACCGGACTTCTTGCGTTTTAAAATACCGGGGAAATCGTACTTGGTATCTTCAAAGACCGGATTATTATTTAAAATGTATTCTTCGAGAGTAGAGTCGTCGATTTCGCCATTCATGCCTTCTTCTGACTTGTCATCCTCGAATGTAATTTCTTCATTTTTGGCCCACCCAGGAATAACGGTTTCGTCCTTATTGCTATTACCTGATGTAGATTCGACCTCTTTTGGTGTGATTGTTTCCCCAATCTCCTTAGCATCCTTGTCCGGCGTGGTTTCATTGCTGGAAACCTTCCCTTTCCGCCATTCATCCCATTTTTGCGCGAGAGGTGCGATACGCTTGCGATATTCATCTACCTTTTCCACGAACAAACCGCTAGACATTCCTGCTTCCGTGGCCATTTTAAGGTAAGTATCGCCCTCGGAGAGACGTTTGGTGATCGAATAAAAATCGTATGGTAACTCTTCAAATGATGGTGCCAATCCAGAAAGGATAAAATCATCGATGACATAACGCTCAACCTCTGTTGGCTTATCTTTGATTTCTACCTTTTCAGGTCTTAACCCCAATGCTTGGTCTGCCGTCAACTGCTCGCCTTCGGGCTTCACTTCGCTGACAACGCCCTTTTCATCAACTCTGTAGTTAACGATCGGTTTTTCAGTTTTGGCGTTTATTTGAACGTTGTAAGTCACAACTTGAGAATCAAGCGATGCATCTACTTTGCAGTCAATCATGCGATGCAAGCTTTCAAGTTTTCCTCGCAGGTCACTTCCCGAAACGATCAAAACAATTTCCACATCGCCGCCCGGTTTAAGATTTGCCTTTTTGACTGTACCGTTGAAATTTACATAACTCATGTTTTTCACGACCCTTTCATTGTTAGTTGTATGATTTTTACATGGATGCGCGGACGGAAACTGTACCGTTTGCTTACGAATGCATCAGCCACCTGGCTATCGTCATGCCACATCAAACCTTTCAGAGCGTCTTTGACGCCTTTCAGATAGTTGTCGGCATCCGGCTTTGTTGTGGGGATGATCAGGCCATTCTCCGCCTCTTCTGCCTTCTTTTTGCTGAAACTTTTCGGTATTGGCCGATACGCAGTCACGGCAATTCCCAGAGCTCCCGATAGTGGAGTGCTCGGGGCATACTCTCTGGCTGCCAATCGGACGTAATCTTTGTAATCCCGAGACTTCTGCGGATCATACGCTCGGGTGAATCCGCCGGCATTACTAAATCGAGGCCGTCCCTGAGCGACAGGCTCACCGTAAACCGTAAATTGGATCATAACAATACCTCTCAAATCGATTTTTTGTTGAAGCAGCTCGCCGGCATCACACGATACATTCTTATGCGCCCTGCCTTCTTGATCTTGTTTTCTCTCTGCGATGATCGTATTCGCGTATCGGCAATTGCACAGTCAGAACAAACTCTATAATCCCCTCTACCAACTCTTCAGGATCAACAGATTTTGCGAATTTCTTGCGAACCTGAGCAATAGTCGGGACTTGACCCGAAAACATAAATGATTGCTTGAGCCATTCATATACGTGCCAACGATTCTTTTTCATCTGCGCCCCTATGCCCACCGGCGTCTTTCGGGATTTTGACGTTTTTTCTCAGGTTGTTTTGGCTGCTGCGATTCATGATGTGATCTGTCCAGATCGACAAACTTGTTATAGTTCTTAAGGAAGGCCAACTCCACCGTCCCGACTGGGCCGTTCCGCTGCTTGGCAATAATAATCTCAATGATGTTCTTCTTCTCGGATTCCTTGTCGTAATAGTCGTCCCGGTACAGGAACGCCACGATATCGGCGTCCTGCTCGATCGAACCGGATTCCCGAAGGTCAGACATCATCGGTCGCTTGTCCTGCCGCTGCTCTACGCCCCGGCTGAGTTGTGAAAGTGCAATGACCGGTACATCTAATTCCCGAGCAATTTGTTTGAGGGTCCGGGAAATCTTCGCAATCTCCTGCTGCCGGTTTTCTGTGCGACCAACACCCGCAATTAGTTGGAGGTAGTCGATTAAAATCAGACCCAGACTCCCTGTTTCCTTTTTGAGTTGCCGGCAACGTGCACGGATCTCGTTGACGTTGAGTGAGGGGGAATCATCGATAAAAATGTTGGCTTCTGAAAGCTTACCGATAGCCATTGTTACGTTTTCCCAATCCGACGACTCAAGCCTTCCGGTCCGCATCCGACTCGCATCAACATTCCCCTTAGCGGAAATCATACGTTTAGCGAGTGATTCAATACCCATTTCGAGGCTGAACACAGCGATCGATTCGCCCGTCGACTCGCCCGCACTTGAGGCGATATTGAGAGCAAAGGCGGTTTTCCCCACGGATGGACGCGCGCCAACGACTATATAATCGCCCCGGTGAAGCCCGGATGTCATCTTGTCCAAATCGGGGTATCCCGTCGGGATGCCGGTTACATTTCCACCATTTGGATTCAAATAACTATGTTCAATTTGTTCAAAAACATTGATGAGCGCTTGTTTTAACGGCTTTAGACCGCCTTTGTTACTAGCCGATCTAGCTGCGATTTCCCCAGCCAAGTCCTGCGCCTGTTGTGTCATCTCCTCCGCAGTCAGTTCACCGTCTGAGGAAATGCGAACCATTTCAGCCCTGGTCTTCCGCTCTAAAGAGTCACTCAGCACCATCTGGGCGTAATACTCCACGTTTGCCGCTGTCGGTACTGTATTAGCAAGGCTCGATAGGTAACTGATGCCGACATATTCTAGCTGTTTTCTGCGCTCTAGGTGTTTCCCAAGGGTCATTAAATCAATGGGCTGACCTTCTGAGTCGTATAATTCGAGCATTGACTCGTATATAACCCGGTTTCTCGGAATGTTGAAGTCTTCGGGTATTAGGATCGCGGACACCGAAACAATGGCATCAGGTTCGAGAATGATTGCACCTAACACAGCAATTTCAGGCTCAAGTTCTCGCGGTATCCCGTTCATGTCGCTTCCTGTCAGCATATTTTTTCAATGCCTCCCATCGCTCGGCTGCCGGCAGCCTCATGATCCGCCTAACCTCTTCCGGCGGCGGAGATGCGGTCTGCTCCATCTCAGAGACTTTCTCAAGATACTCTTGGCCTGCCTGCCGCATGCTGGTGTAATATCGTTCCTGTTCAGACACCTCAGGCTCCAACGGCTGGACAAGTTCAGCAATCGTAGGAGCAAAACGATTCCCAGACTGAACATGGCGGTGAAGATTTTTTTCGGCTCTTTCAAACGGAACGTCTTTCAAATCACCAAGTAGGTCATCCAATAAGCCCCGTAGTTGCTCAGCATTCTCCGGCACCTGATAGGAAGGATACCGACGTTTTATTTTAATCAGGAGTTCAGCAATTTCCGCCCTGTCCACGCTCTTTCTCCTCCCGGATAAACTGATCGAGTACATCAAATTGTTTTTCTTGCTTAGACCTAGTGTTTTTTCCTGTCTTGTTTTTCTCGGCATCGCTTGAAGCGTGATAATTCTCAAGGAAATCTTTTAGTTCATCCCAGCAGTTTAAGATAACGGTTTTACAGTAAGAGAATAAACGGATTTGATCAGATAGACGCTTCCTTGTTGCCTTTTTGCGGGCAAATGCAAGGTCGATAAAAAAGTATACGAGGTCTAGCGGAATATCCTCGTTCGCAACTTCGCATAAGTGTTTCCAATCGGCAGCCACGGGATTCAAAACTTCTTTACGCGACATGTAATACTGCTCGATTTGAAGAGCTTTCTGCTCAGTTGTCGGTCTATCAAGGTCTATTTGGCCTGTGGAGACGGCACCCACAGCGGACGTCAGCACCCCGGACCTTGAACTCAACTCTTTTTGATCGTCTTCAAGCAAGCCATTAATCCATCTATCAATCAAAATCTTTATAATATCTTTATTAGAGTGGACATTTTTGTCCCGGTGACTGGACATTTCTGTCCACTCTGTTCGATCTGACTGGACATTTTTGTCCAGTCTTTCGGGTGGAGAGTGGACATTTTTGTCCAGTCTTCCGTTGAATTTTTTTGAATTCCTGACAGTAAAAATCATTCCGTAAGGAGCCCGGGTGATCTTGATATATTCCTCAGATTCCAGAGTATCGATCCAGCGCTGCACTGTCCGTTCAGCCACGCCAAATTGAGCAGCTAATTCTTCGCGCTTAATTGGCTTGTTGCCAAGGACAATGCCCCAGGTAACGCCATCCTTCTCAATGTCCTTGGTCGTGGAACTGACACACCACAAAAAGAGCCATATTGCGCTGCCTATTCGCTTATAGTGCTCTGGCTCCAGCAAACCGGAGTACATCGGGAATGGATAGCTTTCTGGCATGCACTCATCCCCTAAATTGATATAATACCTCTGGAGACTTCAGCCGCATTCTGTCACCGTCCCCTGTCATCCCGTAGCCAGATGATTCGTTGACGATAACTAACCTTGACCGGGGTCCAATTCGGCATCCCCAATGAGAAGTGATATTTTACCTCTCTATTGAACGCCGCTCGATCATTTTCGTATAACGACCAAATACGCTCTGACACTCCGGAAATAGCAAGTGGAATACCATAATCGTCATAGAATCGATCAGGCGACATGGACCTCTATTCCTCCATCCGTATTTTCAAACCGAACCACTTGATCAAAGGCAGATAACGCATCTTCAATATGTGTGATGACAAGTACCCTACGGAACCGTCCGGCTACCGCTTTGATACTTTCCAGTACAAGCGCGCGGTGCTCAGCATCTTGGCTACCCAGACCCTCATCGATCGTTAGCCATTCGACTTTGCTCCCGGCACGCTGAGCAAGTAGTTCGGCCAGTGCAAAACGGATCGCATAGTCAATACGAAGTTGCTCACCTCCACTGAACGTCTCATACGGTCGCTCCGCAGTCCAGTCCCCGATCAAGATGTCGAGCGTTTCGGCGACACCATCGCGGGACTTGAGCTCGCGCTGTGTCTCGAAGCGAACGTAATGCTTACCCTTGCTCATTTGGCCGAGGATCTCGTTGGCGATGCGTTCGAGTTGCGGGACAGCGTTCTCGATTATCAAAGCAGGGATACCGTCTCGGCCGAATGCCTTGATCAACGTCTGGTACCGCGTCCAACGCAACGCTTTTGGTTCTATCTCGGCCGCCAACCGTTCACGCTCCTGGCGATCGGCGTCAAGTGCGGCCAGCACCGCCTTGATGCCGCCAATCTGCTCGGCCAAAACGGCGAGTTGCCGACGCGACTCCTGCAATGCATATTGCGATAGTTTTAGCTCGCGTTGTAGCGAATCGTATTCCAGCGTTTCCAAAACCAGACCTGTTCTTTCCTTATCCAGTTCATCCCGCCGGATTTGCTTCGTAATGATCTCCTGTCCGATGGCTGCTATTCGCTCTTCGGCGTTCTGTTTGGCTTCCCAGGCCGCGCCGATCTCGTCCATCAGTTTGGCCCAACGCTGCAAGTCGGATGCCTGCGACATCAGGTCTGGCAGCGGAGCCAGTGCGGCTTCGAGGTCATTCAGTTGCTGTTGCAAGTCATTCCGTCGAACCTCCCCGGACGTCTTCCGCACCTGCTGATCAAGATGCTGTTGTTCCAGTTGCTGATACAACTCATCCTTGCCGGAAAGCTGAGCGTAGGCGTTCGCCGCCTGACGCAATTCTTCCACCCTGCCCTTGCAGGCGCGGTGTGCCTCTGGATCATATCCAATCACTTGCTGCTCAACTTGCTTCTCGGCAATGACTGCTGCAAGCCGATGAAACTCCGATCTGTCGAGTTCAGCCAACCGCCGCCGCAATTCCGGCAGTTCTGCAACTGCTGTGGCCGCCGCCTGCTGGAACTTGCACGTCGGTAGGCAGCCGCTGTCATGAATGTGCGCCTCCTGCTGCATGAGCTCGGAGATCTTGTCGCTAATGCGCTGCTCCTCAAGCCGCAGCCGTGCCTCCTCCCGGTCTCGCTGTGTATCGATCGTCCTCAGTTCGGCTGCCAGCAAGTTCCACTGGTCCGCCTTATTTTCGAAGGACAGTAACCGTCCAGACTCCTGCTCATATTCGGAGGCCCGCTGCCGAAGTGTCTCCCGCCCAGCAAGTTGCTGGTGCAGTATCAAGATGTGATTAGATGTTTTGAGCATGTCTTCATCCAGCCGAAACAGATCTGCTTCCGTCTCGGCCAGATCACGCCGCAGACGTTCAACCTCAGGTTGCCGGGCTTCCAGTTTCGCCAGCCGCTGTTTGATCTGTTCCAGTTCGGCGGTTTTAGTCTTGATAGTTGCTTCATTCGCAAGAATCTTCTCCGCTCGTTCAAGACGACCTGATTGCTCCGACCGCTCCCTTTCCAGTGAAGCGATCTCGTCATCCAGTGTTCCAAGGTCACGGTTAATCAGTCCGATGCGTTCGGACTTGACCTTTAGGTCATTGATTCGAGCCTCAAGCGTTTTAATGGACGCCTCGTCCTTCGCGATCATCTCCAGCGTTACGCAGTGTTGGTCCTCGGCCATCCGCAAATCATCTTCCTTCACAGGGAGGGCGATCAGGCGTTCGTTCAGCGTCAGCATTCTGTCCTTCGCCTTCTCGATCTCAATGTTGAGAGAAGCGGCCCGCTGCCGGGCGCGCTCCTGCAACTCCTCGTAAACGTTAAGGCCAAGGATTTGCGAAAGGATCTCCTTCCGCTTGCCAGCCGTCGCGCCGGTGAAAGCGTTAGCCTGGCCTTGCAAAATCATAGAGCTGGCCGTAAACGTTTCGTCATCCAGATTGAGCAGATTACGAATGACCGACTCGGTGTCGACGATCTTCTCGGCCGACCGACTCTCCCACTGGCTGCCAACGCGCTGTTGCAGTTCTAGCGTCGATTTACCCTTGCCTTTCGTCGACCGCGTCCGGATCGCTCGATACGCGCTGCCTTGATGTTCAAACTCAAATGTGACGGACATTTCAGTCGTGCCGCGTCGGACAAGATCGTCTAGGCTTACGCCGTCTACTACATCGCCAAACAGGGCGAAGCGAGGCGCTAATGTAAAGGCAGACGACTTGCCGGCGCCGTTACGTCCTGCGATCGCCGCCAATGTGACCGCCGACAGATCAATGTCGGCATGTTCGATCGCACGGAAGTTAGAGATGATTAATCGCAATGGGATCATTGAGTGACCTCCACTGGAGCAAAGTCAAAAACCTCGACTTCTCTGCCGTCCGGGGTAAAAACTATCCGGCCTTTGCCCAGCGTCCCAAGTAATCCGAAAGCCGCCCAATCGCAACCCACCTCTTTAGCTCCATGACGACCGATGCATTCTTGATAGACCATGCTTATCGCATCCTCTGGCTTGATTCCGGCTTCCACAAATTCACTTGCTGATTGGTCGTTGCCGCAACGAGAGCACCGAAACTTCCATTCGGAAGTTTTTTCGCCGAATCGATCCTGCGCTTCCTTTTTCCACTCTGCCAGCGTTTGTTTAATCATTTGCCCGCCCCCTTATTCATATCCCTGTAATCCAGTAGTTCCGTCGTCATCGCTTGCAGCACGCCGATCTCGGCGGACCCGCAACCCTGATTCGTACCCCATGCCGCCAACGCTGTTAGTGGATTCAACCCTTCTGTCACTTCTGCATCTCGGATTCGTTCCGATCGCTCGACCTCCGCCCGGATCTCCGCAACGAAGAACGCGCCGGCGTCGTATAGCGCTTTTTCAAGCGCGCGCCGATCAAAACGCTTCTGCAACTCCTCACTGCAGGTGTACCGAACCCGGATAATCGCGTTCCGGACGTCGGCGAAGGAGTCCAACTGACCGTCAAGCCATGCGGCCACGTCCATGTCGCACCAGTCGATGGTTTTAAAGCAGCGGGCTGGTGTTCCGATAAATGTTGAGCCTGCAACCAGCGTCGGGGCTGGAGAAATTTCATGAATCCAGAAGCCTGGCGTCGTCCGCTCGTCGCCAAAATTGTGCCGCTCAGGAGCGCCAGAATAGAATACGTTCCTGCCGGCGCGCTGCGGGCGGTGAATATGCCCAAGGCATACCAAGTCGAACATCCGCGCAGCCTCGTCCGTCAGAATCGGCTCATTTTGCATCAGCGCATCTTCAAAGCCGGTTTCAGCCAGATCATAGGTTAGATGGGACATGAGGATGGCAGAGGCTCCGCCGACTTGAGTTCGAAGATTTCGGCAAGTGGCCGTAATTTCGTCCGTCATCTTTGCGTGGAATTCGTGTGGTGGAAGCCCGGCAAAGTCATCCCGGAGGGCGAACGACGACCGGTTCATGCCGGGGAGACAAGTTATGCCTACCGAGTCGACTACAGGCAAAGACACGACCCCGGGCTCCGTGAATATCTGAACCCGTGGAATCTGCATCTCCCGAATGAGATGATAGGCGCTGATCGCGTCGTGCGACGGTGTGCCGCTGATCACGATGATCTCGATGCCAGCATTGGATAATCGACGGAGCCAGGAGACGAATGCCTGTATCTCCACCGTTGCCCGGTCGATGTACACGCGGGCATCCTTGAAGGCATCACCAGCGAATAGGACCAGTTCGCAGCCTTCATCGATGATCCGGCTAGCCACCCAATCCATAACGCGGGTAATGTCGTCAAACCGGGATGCCGGCGTTGGTCCCGGATAACCGAAGCCCCAATGACTATCCGCAACATGCGCTATTTTCATCACAAGTCCTCCGGAAGGTCATCATAATCAAAACTACCTTCGTCCTGTTGCCCGTACTGTTCGAGATACTCCACCACAGCGCGCCATTCCGCCGCTTGAACGTCGGAAACAACCTTTTGGATATTACGTCCCAGCGCCTCAGAAGCCCGATCGCCAAGCCAATTCCAATCCATGTTGCCTCCATTCATTTGTTTTGCCAACTCGAAGGCGCGGTTTTTATCGCTGCTGTTTGCCTGACTACCGCCGGAGCGTACGGTTCCGTTTCCTTGAGCTGAGCGACTGCTGCTTTTTTGCCTATTTTGCCTTGGCGGTGGTGTGACCAAACGCCCTTCTGGATCTGCATCTGGATCTTCCCCGTGCAGATATGCGTTCAACTCTTCCTGCGTCTGAGCAAAGATGCCGCTGGAGCGAGTTGCAGACAAGACGGCATCAACAAGCGCGCGTTTCTTGGCCATTTTGAGAACCGTGTTCCAAATAGAGTGCATGTCATCATTCTCCATGCGGTACTTTATCCACGAGCTACCGTTTTTACCGAAATCTTTACTGACCAAATCAGTAGGATCAATCCCTCTTGGTAGATCACGTTCCGAGACCCAACGCCAGCGATATCGGTTTTCATACGTGTTCGCATGGCCGACACCCTCAGCGATAATGGAACCGGTATTGCGATGGATCAATCGGATCGTAATGTCAACAGCATAATAGCCAGACTCATGGCTCTTATCCTCGACCTTGCCCGCAATCGTTGGGGCGAGATTATAAAACTCGCAGAGTCCTTCGGCGCCTGCCTTGTAAAGTGTCGGCTTATCGGTTCCCGGTATAATGCCGTAATCGACACCCTCTTGCATGACCTCTCGGAAAAATTCTTTGGTCAGGTTCAGCTTTTGCTTCATTGCGTCCAACTTCTTTCTAAGATCGGCCGCGCTGCCGAACTCCAGATCAACAATTGCTCCTCCCCCGGTGTTTCCACCGGAGGGCGAGGGCAGTATTTGCATTTCAGTCAAATCACGCAACTCCTTTCAGCAGCTCGGCCACTGAGCGAAGTGCTCTAAATTCGTCTCGATAACGTTCCAACCGAGCAACCGCGTTTTTTAAATTTAGCTCAGCCTCGATCAGATGCTTCCTTTCGTCTTCGGTATATTCGCGCATTTGAGCAGCTCTAATCTCGGCATTCTTACCGTCGATAATATTGCCAAGCAATAATGAGTCTTCTTTTTGTTGCAAAATCCCCTTAGCCTCGATCAAATTTGCGTGTGCCTGTAAAACGTTATCCTCCTCTGCCGCAATTTTGGCGGGCAAAGCCAGCAATTTGCTAATAATTGATTGTCTATCCATAACGTCCTCCTTGTCGCCTCCACTAAGCCATGTTAGAATGAAGGCAAGTTGTTTTTGTTCAGTGACCCTTGGCAGAGGGTCATTTTTCGTCTTCACAATCTTCACATTTACGGGGATAGCCCGGCTGGTCGCCATCCACATAGGCACCACAAACTTCGCACAACAGGCCTTCGAGAATCTTTTCGGCAATGTCTCCCAT